GAGAGTATGAGGTTCTTGAACAGTCAGACGATATAGATTATATATCAGACCGTGAAATAGAACTTCAAACGTCTTATGGCTATAAGAAGGATTTAAAATTATATAAAAACCTATTTAATAAAATGAAGATAAACGTAACAGAACAGACCTCAACATTCCCCATGCCCGTCAATAAATTAAAAGGACGGTTACAGGATAACATTGGTTTAAAATGGCAACATACAGAGTATGGCACATTTGAAATAACGAAAGATAACATACCTTGGATAATGGCAAATGTTAAAACTTCTATGTTTGACAACGAAAGAAGTTATATATACAACAAAGCTTTTTATGAGGCTTTTTACAACCCGGTTCACACACCTCAAGTTCATATAAAATACTTGATGTTTGATAAAATAAGAGAATGGGCTACTACTAAAGGTATTTATGCTCATGGAGACGCAAAAACACAGTATTTAAAACTTATGGAAGAAGCTGGTGAGCTTGCTCAGGCTTTAATAAACAATGATAAGCCTGAAATACAAGATGCTATTGGCGATATGATAGTAGTATTAACAAGCATAGCTAAGTTTGAAGACATAAAGATTGAACAATGTATTGAGTCAGCTTATGATGTAATTAACAAGAGAACTGGTAAAATGATTAACGGAACATTCGTGAAAGATGCAGATTAAAACACAAGATAAGATAGTACAGAACGTACTAAGGAAGATGGACGAACGTAGCTTAATAGGTCAAAAGAAATATGGAGCTACAATGATGCAAGAGATTGAAGGTCAGAAGAAAGATCTAGGTAGATTTATTGTTGATGTACAAGAGGAATTAATGGATGCAATATTATACCTTGAATCAGCTAGACACTGTTTGCAAGAGGAGATTGAAGAGGTTGCTTATAAAAGGTTTACCGCAGATGTAACTAATATAGACGTCGATGAAGAAGCTTTATAAACGAAAAAAAGGCCCAGTACAATCAAAGAAGATAACATATGATGGTATCAACTTTGCTTCTGGGCTAGAGCGATATATGTATATGGCCTTACGTAAAGCAAAGATAACATCTTTGTATGAAGGCCAAACGTTTGAGCTATCTGAAGCTTTTGATTTTCCGTTCCAATCATACGAAAGATGTGGTAATGGTAAAGGGGAATACAAAAACAGAGGTAGTAAGAAAATACTAAACATTAAATATACGCCAGACTTCGTGGGTAAGGGTTTTATAATTGAAACTAAAGGTAGAGCTAATGAATCGTTTCCACTTAGGTGGAAGCTTTTCAAAAAGCTTATAACCGAAAGAAGATTAGGACCACTTACATTATATAAACCTCAAAATCATAAAGAATGCGACGAGACAGTAAGATTAATCCTGGAGAAGGAAAAAGAATATCCAGGCAAAAGTACGGCGAACGGAAATTAAACACGTGGATCAAATGGAGATGGGAGCAGTTCGGAGTAATTAGATATAAAGACTTATTAAAACAATGTAAAGATTACAATATATGAAAGAAAAAAAGAATTGGAGCCTGTCATTAGGCTTCTACCCTGGTATACTACTAGGGTGTAGGTCTTACGAAGAAGAAACACAAACCACTCATGTGCTATACATACCTTTTATAGATGTTGCACTAGAAATATTCAAGCAGTAATGGGTTTGTTTGACGAGCGCATAGCGTACAAACCGTTTGAATACCCTGAGTATTACACTGAGGGTTGGTTAAAACAAGCACAAGCATTTTGGTTACATACTGAAATCTCAATGCAAAGTGATATTAAAGATTGGAATGAAAAATTAACAGATGAAGAAAAAAACTTAGTAGGTAATATACTATTAGGCTTTGCACAAACTGAATGTGCTGTATCAGATTACTGGACACAAAAAGTTGTTGGTTGGTTTCCTAAACACGAAATACAACAAATGGCAATGATGTTCGGTTCTCAAGAAACTGTACATGCTGTAGCTTACAGCTACTTAAATGAATCACTAAAACTAGAAGACTATGAAGCGTTTTTACACGAACCTGCGACAGCCGATCGTTTTGATAATCTGGTTGCTTACAGTGGCACTAGCCATGTTGGCATTGGAACTTCCTTGGCAATTTTCTCCGCTTTTGCTGAAGGCGTTAGCCTTTATAGTGCCTTTGCTGTACTTTATAGCTTTCAGCTACGCAACCTACTTAAAGGGATTGGACAGCAAATGAAATGGTCTGTAAGAGACGAAAGCTTACACAGTAAAATGGGTTGTCAGTTGTTTAGACAGATGTGCCAAGAAGATAGTACTTTATTAGAAGCCTGTCGTAAAGACACAACTGAAGCAGCAGTCACTATGGTTAAGCTAGAAGAAAACTATATTGACAAAATGTTTGAAATGGGTGACATTGAAGGTATTAAAGCAAATGATTTAAAACAATTTATTAGAAAAAGAACAAATGAAAAACTTGTGGAACTCGGTTATGTTGACTTGGGGTCGTATTTTGCATATGACTCTAAAGCAGCAGCTAGCCTTGATTGGTTTTACCATCTTACCGGGGGCGTCACTCATACTGATTTTTTCAGTATTAGGCCAACGGATTACTCGAAAGCTAACGAAGGAGAAGACTTCGAAGACATATGGTAATGAATAGAAAAAGACGTTGGAAGTATAGATTATTAAAGTTTTTAAGATATACTAACAAACTAACGTCATATCAAAAGTTCGCATCCCGTATAGGTTATATGGGTGCGGGTTTTCTGATAGCAGGACAATGGACACTAGAACCTAGATTATTTATAGTAGGTTTTTTATGTGTTATTATGCAAACGTCTTCAAGAAAACAATGGAACCTTGTTGCGTTAAATATTAATGGGCTTATAGCCTGGTTAACTCATTTTATAAAATAATGTGGAACAATGAATGGAAAAAAGGTGAAGACTACCCAAAGTGGGGAGACACCGAAGTATACAAAAAAACGATCTCTGGAGGGTATTTATATCACGGAGAAACACCAAAGGAAGCTTATCAAAGAGTTGCAAAGACGGTTGCTCGTAGATTATATAAACCAGAAATGGCAGAAACTTTCTTCGAGTATATTTGGAACGGATGGTTATGCTTGGCTAGTCCGGTACTTAGTAATACCGGTACTGATCGTGGTCTACCTATTAGCTGTTTTGGTATCGACGTGGCTGATAGCATACAAGACATAGGCCAAAAAAATCTAGAGATGATGCTACTCGCTAAGCACGGCGGTGGAGTTGGTATCGGTATTAATCAAATCAGACCCGCTGGCGCTAATATAACAGGTAATGGAACAAGTGACGGCGTTGTGCCTTTTTGTAAAATATACGATTCAACAATACTCGCAACTAATCAAGGATCTGTCAGACGAGGAGCTGCTTCAGTTAACATCAATATTGAACATGCCGATTTTGAAGATTGGCTCGAAATTAGAGAACCTAAAGGAGACGTTAATCGTCAATCCCTCAACCTACACCAGTGTGCTGTGGTCGGCGACAAGTTTATGCGAAGGGTTGAAGGAGGAGATAAAGATGCTAGAAAGAGATGGAGTAAGTTACTTCAAAAGCGTAAAGCAACTGGAGAACCTTATATTTTATTTAAGGGCAATACAAACAAAAATAACCCAACAGCATATAAAGATAACGGTCTCAAAGTTCACATGACAAACATATGTTCTGAGATAACACTACATACTGATGAAAATCACAGTTTTGTATGTTGCTTGTCATCATTAAATTTAGCAAAGTATGAAGAATGGAAAGGTACAAACCTTATTTACGATAGTATATGGTTTCTCGATGGAGTCATGGAGGAGTTTATACAAAGAGCTAAAGGTTTACGAGGATTTGAAAATGCAATCCGTTCAGCTACCAAAGGCAGAGCGCTTGGCCTTGGAGTATTGGGCTGGCATACGTACCTACAAGAGAAAGGGATCAGCTTCGAAGGTTTACTTGCTCAGTTTGAGACTAGGAAAATATTTAGTCAGATCAAAATTGAAAGTGAAAGAGCTTCAATGGCATTGGCTGAAACTTACGGAGAACCTTTATGGTGTTCTGGAACTGGTATGCGTAATACTCATCTACGCGCTGTGGCTCCCACTGTTTCTAACAGTAAGCTTAGTGGGAATGTTTCGCCGGGGATAGAACCTTGGGCTGCTAACGTGTTCACGGAGCAAACTGCTAAAGGCACTTTCATAAGAAAAAACCCTACTTTAGTTAAGTTGTTAAAGAAACTGAAAATAAACAATGAAGAGACATGGAACAAGATCCTTGCTGACGGTGGTAGCATACAAGATATTGCTGAGCTTGATGATATTGTTATGGCGCACGGCGTCACCGCAAAGGAGGTATTTAAAACTTTTAAGGAGATTAATCAACTAGAATTAGTTAATCAGGCTGGATTGAGACAGCAATATGTAGATCAATCGGTTAGTTTGAATTTAGCTTTTCCTAGTGTAGCTACACCTAAATGGATAAACAAAGTTCATTTTGAAGCTTGGAAAAAGGGTGTTAAAACTTTATACTATACTCGTACTGAGTCTGTATTACGTGGAGACATTGCTAGTCAAGCTATGAATGAAGATTGTTTAGCTTGTGACGGATAATAAAAAAAGGGGGATTAATTTCCCCCTCTTTTATTTATAGCAGCATTACCGCTTGGTGATACTGGGTTTGGTGGAGTAACTCTAGGCTTGATCGCGGGTGTTGTTGCAGGGGTATTGTTGTCTGCATTGTTGCTAGGTTTAACATAAACATTTCCGCTAGGCTTATACCTTGGAAAATTATTATAGTTATTGTAACTGTTATAGTAAGGATACCTATTGTAACCATTACTGTAGTTTATAATATTATAAACATTAGGTTTTATAGCACTTATAGGTAACCTCAATGTATCTCCATGTTCGGTTACAGCTAATACATGTGTTATTAATATCTTAGGTTGTTGATTTTGAACTCCGCAACTAAACACGGTTGCTAATAATAAAATTAAAATTGATTTTTTCATATTGTCTTGTTTATAATATAATTACTTATATCTAATATTATTTAACATTTACTCATATTACCATATATTTTGTGCCTCTAGAACCTGGTGTTCTATAAGCTTTTAAACATCTATTTCTATTAGATTCTTCATCTACATAACTTACATGAACCCAATCAGGGTTATCATCGTCACCAAACTCCCATATCATTTGATCAAAGTCTAGGTTTTCTTTTATGTATTTATACATATTAGCATTTGACATGTGACCATACTTATCGTCTATATCCATAGCCATACCGTCACAGTGTTGAGAACTAGAACTTCCACCAATAGCTTTATTCAATTCTGGTCCACGATAAAAGGAATTGATCTTCACAGGACCACCTACGTGCTTCCTAAGAGGTTCAAACACTTTTTCTGCTAGTTCTATCATATTTATTAAATGCTCCTCTGTAGGGTCATTTTTAAGGCCAAGTCGTTTCGCTGTTATGCTATACACGCCTTCCTTGTAACTTATATGTTTACTTAACACTTTTCTTTTTTCTACCTTTTCTTGGCTTACCTTCAGCAGCATCAGCTACGTCACCAATTTGTTTACCTACTTCTTTAATAGCTTTCTTAACATCTTTAACCTCTTGGTTAACTAAGTCAGCTCTACGTTTTACTTCTTTAGCTGCAGCTACTACTTTTTCATCAATAGTAGTTTGACTAAAAACCCAGTCCCAAAATTTTTTCAATAGTTTTTTCATTTTTTTTTATTAAATAATTGAATAGTTACCCCAACAGATATACCACCTAGCGTGGTTGCCAACAGATCGTTAGGATCAAACCTGTTGTTAGGTTGTCTTGAATCAGAAACTTCTTTTAAAGTACCAATTACCACAGCTGAAGCTATACTGTATATAGCTGCTTTCTTTTTGTTATTTGTTTTAGTATAAACATAAGCGTAAGTAACACTACTTGTTAATACCCCAGCTGCATAATGCTGTTTTTTGTCATGTGCTATTTGAGAAAAACACACATTAGACATTAGCATGAATATTATAAGCCTCATCAAAACGCGGCAGCTTTCTTAACCTCTTCTATAGCTTCTTTTATTTCAGCTAGATCAGTAGGTAGTAACAAGTCTAAACTTGCTTTGAATACTACTTCTTTCAAACCCTCCTTAAATATTATTATTGTTGGAGCCATTCTAACTCTATATTTCTTTTTTGCTAATGGAGCTTTAGCTATATCCACCCTATAATAAGGCACGTCTAAATCAGCCCACTCTGCAAAGCAGTTTTCTTTATTGAACTCAGCCCAAAATTCTACAACAACAATATCTTTTTCTTCAAAAGCATTTCCTTTTATAGCTTCATCAAAACTAGCGTCATCAATCCAATTTACACCAGGAACATCAGACTGTGCATAAACGCTTAAACTTAAAAATATTAAAATAAATTTGATTAGTTTCATAGTTACCTGTTTTTAGAGATTTCGTATAGTCTTTCGTCTAGCTTCTCCAGCGCATCCAGTATATCGTCTACGTCTTCTTGAGTGTCCATTATTGTTTGTCGAATGAGCTCATCTTTAAGATCATATTCTATTCTCTCTATAGAAGGCTTAGGAAGTTCCATAGCCAATGCTATATCAGATTGTAAAATAAAATACATACTTGATAATGATACAACCCCTCCAATGATAATACCTAGTGTTTTTAAGTCAAGTGTTACCTTAGTTTGTTCTCCAATTTCTTGCGCCATTGTTTTTTATTTTAAAGTGTAGTTTAATCCTATTGACGTGTTGTATAATTCACTAGCCCACATTTTACTGTATTCTCCTTCGATGAATACACCTAGTCTTTTATTTATTTTCCAACCTAGATTTATACCAGCTGAGTAATCCTCCCACTGCTCTGGTTCAGCATTTCTTGTTAAACCACCTTTACCCCAGTTATTTCTATTTAAGTAAGAAATATCTTTATCACCTTTTATGTACTTGTGATATGGTAATATGTAGTTTCCATAAGCATGCAACCAAAAATCATTTTTATAGTAATAATAATCAAAACCGACGATAGGCGCAATTTCCGCGAATGATTCTAAACCATTCCATCTTTCTTGATTATATCTATTCATTAGCTCAGTAAATACTTCCTCTCTAAACTCAAGATCAGTGTGAGCTACTATTTCTCCGTTTTCATCTTTCCATATCCAATCAGATACTTCTTCTCCCGTCGTAGCATCCGTGTATGTTGTGAAGTGATCAGAATAACCATACTCATATCCTAATGTATACCAAGCGTTTTTAGGGTATTCAAACTCTTCTAACGTTGTTGGATTTACATATATTTCTGTTTCATTTAACCATATCTCTATTGGATTATATCCATATGGTCTGTCGTGTGTTCTATATATTGCACCAGCTGATATGCTAAAGTTTTTACCAATAGGTAATCTAGCTCTAACCTCTGCCGATTGATAATCTAAGTTTATTTTACCAACCTCTCTACTCTCTACTTTAACTATATGGTATATACCAGTATGCTTAACAAAAAATCTATGATTTTTAAACATATCGCCTCTCCAACGTTCTTTCTCATAATGAAATTGATATTCTAAACCTTTAAAAGCAGATGTTGGTGCTGAGAAAGCTAATTGATTCTCTGTACCATCATAAAAGTTTTTAGGTTTTCTTTCGTAATCAAACCTAGCTAGTTTTCTAATACCAAACCCGTATCTATAATCAAATGGATAATCAGGAGTATCATCTACTACTATAGGTATGTCATATAAACTTCCACTTTCTCCAGTTCTTACAAAGTATACATTTTCTTTTGCCTCAATAGAATTACTAATATCACCAGCACCATATATGGTACTGTATTTTAGAAAATCTTTATATAGGTTTTCAAAGAACTGAGCATTAGAGTTTGTGCTTATTAAAAGCATCAAGACAAATAGTAGTTTTTTCATATTAATTTTTTTTACGTTTTTTGTAAGCTTCGTAAGCATCTTTAGTTTTACTTGAAGATCTTTTTTTCTTACGTTTCTTGTTTTTTAATTTCTCTAACTTAGGGTTAGCAACAGATCCTACATCCCAAGTGTTCCAACCTAAGAAGTTAGCAAATCTCTGCCATGCTTGATTTTGACTATTTAGAGTTGCTTTAAGGTTATTGATCTTATTAAACAATCTATCTAGCGGAATATTTGTTCCTGCAGCTACAACATTACCAAAGGCTTGATATATAGGATTACCTATACCTGGTCCGTAATCAGCAATAGCTTCTTTATTAAATTTCCAGGTTTGTATACCTGAGTACAACTTTCTAGCTTTACTTCCTATCGGAGGAGAGAGATTAGCAAACTCAATAACTGTATAAGTATGATCCGCGTTCCAACCTTTATCTTCTTGTTGTTTGAATTTAAGCAATACATTTTTTATAGTAGATACAGCAGCACCATAAACACCGGTACCTCTAAGTATAGTATCAACCATACTGTTAGCCATTCTAGCTCCTTTAGCATCTAGTATTTTATTGTCCTCTTCATCATCTTCAAATGCTAATGCAAATATAGCGTTTTGTAAAGCTGTAAAAACTAAATTTTGTACAAGACCATAGTAAGCTATTTTTGATATGTGTGTCTTAGCATCTCCTCTACCGTTGTATAGGTCTAGTATAGATTTTTTAATTAATCTAGTATACTGCATCGGTGTATTCTGGAAAGCTAATATCAATCTACCTAATGGACCAGCTTGTTGTTGTGATATTAAATCTGGTCTAGATGATTGCTGTGATTGTTCTGATATTTCAGCAAAATCTTCAAAAGCTTGTGCTTCAGCTTGTTGTTTTGTTAAACCTTGTCCAACGTATGTTTTAATTCTGTTTCTATAAAAAGTAGCACCACCTGAAGCAATAGCAAAACTATCTGCCATTTGCGTTGGTGTGAAACCTAATCTTAATAACTCTTTCAATAAAGCACTTGGTGTATTACCTCTACCTCTTATTGATTTAGCTAATTCAGCGTGACTAACATCTGTTTGTAATCCAGATCTTCTCTGTTTTAACATGTCTGAATTAAATATAGTGCTAAAATCCTCTATGTATTGATCAAAGTTAGCTAATGCGCCTGCTGCTTTAACAGGGTTGTTGTCTGACCAGTTTATAAAGTTAACCATAGATATGGTCTGAAGAACAGCGGATCTCATGTTGAAAAACATAATAGCTCCTACAGAGTTATTCACCCAATTCATGAAGTTATTAACTAATTTGTTGGTGCCAATTGATCTATTTGTTCCATTTTCCATTCTCCATAGAATATCTTCAAGAGCAGATCTATAGTCTTCACCATATATAGCCTCTATTTTATTTAGATTTTCTTTAGAGAATATCTCATTCTTATTCTTTATCCATTCACCAAGAAACTTCTTTCTGTTTTCTTTAGACGTTAGATCTTGTATATCACTAGCAACGCTACCATCTAACCAATGTTCACTAGGTTTTATGTAGTTTGTATCTCTAGACATATTGATTATGTCATTAGCGTAAGCCGTTATGTCTGAGTACTTTTCAACAAAGTTAACTAAAGATTGAACTTCATTTTGATCCATACCAGGAACTACTTGACCTGTTTTGTTCCATATATAAACTCTAACAGCATCTTGCATAAAGTATTCACCTTTACTAAGCTTTTGATTTAGCTTTTCATTTACTCCAGGGTATCTTTTATTTATAGCTTTAAAACCGTCAACGTAAGCTTGCTTAGCTCTATTCATAGCTGCGTTAGCTTTAGCGAAAGGTTTAAACAATCTTAATTCAAAAAACTTCTTTTGTAACTCTCCTCTTTTACCTTTAGTTAAAAATTGATATATCAAGCCTTGAAAATCCTCTGCACCAGGTGGTATAAACCAACTGTTTTTTCTAGTAGCACCTTTAGCTTTAGCCGCTGCAGGATTAAATCTTTTTTCTGACTTAACACCTTTAGTTCCTTCTAGTATATCATTAAATATATCTGAATTACTTTTACTAAATTGAATCTTAGCTAGTTCTACGTTTGGATTTAAATTTAAATGGTTTAATGTATCTTGTACAGCTTTGACGTTTTTATAAGCATCATCTGCAAAGTAGAAATCGTTATAACCATCAGCAGCTTTTTCCGCTATCCAATCAGCTTTAGCTTGTGCTTTGCCATCTTCTAAGCCTGTGATATTATCTATAGGTATATCTAAACCAATACCTTTTAAAAATGCATGTATAGCATACGCAGCTTGTTGTGGCCTAGCGGTTAATACAAATATATCTTTGCTTCCGAACTTACCTTGTCTTTTTAATGCAAGATCAGCCAAAGGACCTTTCTTACCCTCAATAACTTTATTAAATTCGCTAAAGTCAAACTTTGCACCAGCAGCTTCTAAATCAGCAGACTGTAGCGCAAACTCAGTAGCATCTATCTTAATTTTCTTACCACCAAGCATTGTCACTAATATCTTACTATTAGTTTGAGCAAGTGTGTCATCAAAGTCAAATACACTTATACCTTTTGGTGGACCATTAACTATATTTTCAGCTTTTATTATGTTAGCCGATTTATTGTATTCTGTTTTAGAGTATTGTAATCCCGTGTCTATAATCTTACCTGTAGAAACGTCATATAACCTTAATCCTGTACCTGAATATCTGTTATCAGTAGGTTTAGATCCTACTTTGTGATCTATACCCATAGCTGATTGAGTACCATCTTCTCTAAGTTTTTTATCAATCACATCTGGTAAAACCAACGTAGCATAATTTTCTAATTCTGCAACTAAAGTTTCTTTATTACCCGTTATAACATAATCATAAACTAATCCTTTTATGTAATCAGCTGGTATCATGTGCTCTAGTACACCTGGATCTTTTTTCTTATCTGAAAAATTTTTAAATGTTAATACATTATCATTCTTATCTAACATTAAAAACTTAGGACCAGCCGCTGCTTTACCAACACCAACCATGTTACCAAATTGAGTTACTAAAACCCACTGCACTTGTTGGTATGTTAAATCACCATCTACAATACCTTTTCTTAACACATCTGCAAGCTTTAACAATATACGTCTATCTTCTAAACTGCTATCATATAATTTTTTTACAAAAGCTTTTTTACCGTTATCATCAAGTTTGTTGAATGGATTTCCATAATACCAATCCTTTTTAGTTATATTACCGTCTCTAAAGCTGTCTTTCGTAGATTCTATATTTACGTTTTTATTTATATCTTTAGTGTTTTTAAATGCCGAGTAATACGCTTTATTTCTTTTACCATTGCTTTTAAACTCTGGTATAGCTGTTGCCTCAGATTTTTTAATTTCTAATCCAACATTATCATTAACTTCAAAACCTGCTACTCTAGCTGGATTTGTAACACCCTGATATATACCTCTTATAAACTCACTTTTGGTTAATTTTTTAGATATATAATTTATGGCTTTTCTAGCACTATTAACACCATCTAAACTATTTAAATCTACTATACTTTTAATACCGTGCTTAGCGTTTAAAGCTCTTACAGTTACCTCACCTCCAGTTATTTTTGTATGTAAATTATCTATAGCAAAATCTAGACCTTTTTGTTTTTCTTTAGCTACAGTGTTTTTCGCCATCCAAGGTTTTCCTAATTCTTCAGCTATTTTTCTAGCATCTTTTATATCAGAAGCTTTTAGCACTTGAGATATAGCTTTTACTAACCATCTTTCGTTGGTTCTTTCTATGTAGTTAGTTCTATATACATGTTTAGCGTATGGAGTTTTTAAAGCTTTTATAACAGCTTCGCTTTGTTTAGAGTCGTACATTGTTTGACTGAACTGAATAGTGGTGTCAAAACTTCTACTTTCATCTATCTTTCTATCTAACCCTACGTTTATATCTTTAATAGTTTGATCTAAAACTATAGCGGGTAACTCAACATTACTAAGATCAGCAACCTCAAGTAGCTTTTCAATAAATTTCCCGTCTGTTAATAATTTACTAACTTCTGTTTTATTAAAATCAGCAGCCATTTCTTTAGCTAAAACTAACTGTCTAGCTTTAAGCGTTGTATAACGACCTATAGTGTGATGCGCACCCCACTCAGCTCTTGTAGGTGCTGTCATTTTAAAAACACCCTTACCTACTGCTGTTTTCTCTCTACTTAGCTTCTCAAGCTTAAATAGCTTACCGTATGATTTCTTTATAGAACTCAAAGGAAAAGACTTAATAGCCACTTGGTAGCTATCATTTATAAATTCTTTATATTTAGAGCTAACTTCTAGTTGACCTTTTTTATTGCTTATATCACCCATCTGATCTTTGATAGTTCTAGATATATGCTTGTCAACGTTTTCCTCTATGTTTTCTATTATATTATCAGTGCTAATTTTCTTTCTACCAATGTTTCTAATCAGTATCATACCAACATCTTTTATGACATCTCTTTTAATTGTTTCACTGTAAAAATCTTTATTATTTCCATCCTTTAGTTTATCAAAGCTAGTAGCTTTTCTAGCAACAGGACCTGTTTCTTCTTTAGCTACAGTGTTTTTCTTTTTCTTAACAGCTGTCTTTAAAGTACCATCTTCTTTATTTAAACCTTCTAGTACTGCATCTGGCACAAAGTATTTAAAAACTTCTTTTGATCTATTTTTAAAGAATGTATTTATATACGCAGCAACGTTACCGTATTTCTGCTTTTCCTTTTCAAAATCTTGAACTAAACCTAAAACATTTCTAGCTTTAGAATCTGAAGCTTGACTAGGTATTTTATCGTAAAGCATCATAGGTATCATATCGTCTTTGTTATCATTGATAACATCTACTTGATCCTGAACATAACCACTCCCGTCTCTTAATGACTTAAATACACTTTCAGCCATACCTCTATATAACATAGCTATTTCAAAACCAGCTTCTGTTTTATTAGGTGTGTTTTCATATATGTCGTTAACCTTCTGAGCTTCAGCTGACGTTTGTGAGTACTGTACTTTATCAGCAACATCTACATCGCTAATCTTTGTTTTAGCTTTACTTTCAGCTTTATCAACAGCTTTTTCAGCTCTTTCACTTAACTTACCTTTTTTAATACTTGTATTGTATTCTTTAAGAAAGTTATATATACCGTCACCTGTTTCAAAATTAATGTTTTCAAAGCCTAGCTTAACGAACTGATCTTTAAAAAAGTCACTAATTTTTTGTGTTATATTTTGCTCTGCCATTACAGCATCAAAATTATCAGTAAAAACATTTAAATATTCAGTGTCGCTTGGTTGATCACCTAGAGCTTTTTCTATTATTTTTCTTTGCTTAGAGTTTAGTTGTTTTTTAAACTCATTTACTATTTTACCTTGACTACCTATACCACCTATTAAAGAGTTAAGTATAGGGTGTAATACTTCATGCTGAGCTACTGTTACCGCTCCAACCTCTCTTGCTCTAGTTTTGTTTATAAATATTTCACCTTTTCCAACAAAAGCCCCGTCAGATAATTTTGAAGCTTTTTTAGCTTGCTCGAAGCTTATACCTTGGTTTTTTGCAATAGCATTGAAATAGTCATTTTCGTTTTCAAAATCTAAAACATTTAAACCTTTCTTTTTTGCAAAAGACTCTACAGCTTTATAGTTTTTATTGTAAGCATTGTCAAACTTATTAGATCTTGCTTGAGCTATAGCTTGCTTTCTTTGATCTTGAGTAGCTACGTCTTGATTGTTTTCGTATTTTAACTCAATTTCTTTTATTTGTTGTTTTAAACTAGAAGCTTTGTTTTTAGAAGAAACTGTTGACTTACCAGATAGTGAATTAACTTCTCTTTCAAGTTTTATTATTTTAGCTCTATCAGCCACGTCATTAACTTGGCTGTTTATATCCATATCTATGTTAATGTCTTGTTGTCTGTTTTGAATTATTTGATTCATAACAGGGCTATTTTCTACTGAAAAATCACCACCAACAAAAGCTTCATCATCTAAAGACATTACGGTCTCTTGAAACCTTTTGCCATTCATCTCTTCACCGTTAATTTTATACTTAGGATTGTTTCTTATTCCTCTTTTAACAGTTGAAGCTAATGTAAATGTTTTATCAGCAACACCTTCTAACAAATATTCTTTTGGATCTATATCTTGTCCAGCAGCAATTTGACCACCTATTTCACTAACTATTCCACCAGCTGTTTCAGTAGCAGCCATACCACCAGCTTGTAGTAACTTTGTACCTCTTGATAAAGAGCTTTTAGCTGCTCCTCTACCTATACTTGTACCAACTCCTAACGTAACCATACCTGTTACAGCGTCTACAAAACCAATTGTATTACCTCTAGCTACAGCTTTACTTTTTATATCATCATAAAGATCTTTGTTAGAGGTCATTTCTTCAAGCATTGATAATTTACCTTCACTTGAGCTTGAAGTCCATTTATCACCATACACTTCAGCTCCTTTTTCATTTAAAAGATCCATAGTAGTAAAACCTTTTTCTAAAGTTTTTGATATACCACCCATAAGTCCACCACCAGCTCCTTGTAAAGCTGTTATAGTGCTTAAAGCTTTTCCAACTCTACCAGGAATCATTTTACCATACTTACTTGCTGCAAATCCAACTCCAAAACCAGCTGCACCTCCTTTTAAGGCAGTTTTTATTGATTCACCGTTCCCTAGAGAAGCGGCCATCATAGCCATAGATTGCATAGAGTACTGAGTCATCACGGTTTTGTTTTCTGACCAACCCATGAAAAAAGCTTTAATACCACCGTGTTTTTCTACATTTTTAGCATATGCATCGTCAAAAGCTTTCATCTCATCTGTTCTACCTATATTCAAAGATGTATTCATGTCTTTAACTAGCTCTTCCTTTTCAGATTCACTCATTCCAGACATACCTTTGTTATGTAGGTTTAACGAAGAATCTAGTGTTCCACCCAAATCCCAACCAGCGCTTCCTGATCTACCTATATCAGATACCCAGTCAATAGCTCCATAAAGAAAACCCATGTCTCCTTTACCTTTAGCCTCTTTGTTTTTAGCATCTACGTAATCTTGTCCAAGAAAATCTTCAAAATCGTTATTCTCCTCTTGTGATTCCGACAAAGTATTTACCGAATTGGAGTCCGTATCTTCTGATCCCGTGTTTGACTCCACTTGTACAGGATCCGATGTCTTTCCCGGCGAGTTGTAAGATTGTATAACAGTTGCTATATTCTCTTCAGGCTCACCAGCCTCGATCATGCGCTGTACGATTTTTTCTAGTTCGTTCATTTATTCTTTGTATTTATCTATTAGCTCATTATAAGTTGGTTTGTTTGTTTTAGGCCACATATCATCTGGTATGTTTTGACCTGATAGTATAAATTGTATATCGTTTGGATCGTTTGGATCTATAACTGTTTGTTTACTTCCGTTATAATAAGTATATAATCCTTCTTCTTCTTCTAATGGTACTAACTCGTCATTACCACTAAGCGTTCTGTTTAAAACCGATGGATCTCCTTGACCTAAAGCTTCCCAACCAGTATTGATGTTATCTAACCTAGCGCTATATTTTCTTGAAGACGCTGTGCCACCTTTGAAAGCTCCTTTACTTTGATTAGTGTTATAAGAATCTAACGCGGTGTTTTTAAACATGTCTAGATAACTGTTAACTACCGTCTCTCTAAGCTCTTCTGATCTAGAGTCATCAAAAATAAGGTTTCTATCTAAGCCTAAACCACCTTCCATTATGAAGTCGTCCATAGCTAAAGATTTAACAGTATCCCTGTTGTTCATCATCTTATTTAGTTTTAATCTGTATATCTGCTCTTGACCTTTAGATAATGGTGCTTTTGATTTAAAAGCTTGTTCGTTCATGTTTAACACTTCACCCGCGGCTGCGTTATCTTTAACAGTGTAATCAGGTAGATCGTTGAATTTTATCGCTCCACCATCATTTTCAAACATTAAATCACCACTGTCACTTATTATCATACCCATTTGATCAGTATAAACACCACTAAGCACATTTACTTTATCAGGATTATTAGCGTCACTAAGATTACCTTCATATGTAGTTTTTAAATACTCGTCCTTATAACCATGGTAATTAGTAAGTTGATTGTTTAAGTTTTCAAAAGCTGCTTCATGTTTTTGTACCTCTTGCCTAAGTTGCATATTTTGAGGACTACCTGCTTCAGAGTTTTTTATTCCGAGCTTTAATTTAGCTATTTCTGATTTCTTACTAAATGCCCAATTTTGTACGTCTGCTTTATACTTAGGTGGTATTTTAGCTAGCTCAACACCATCTGGCAACTTATCTAAATAAGCATTCACCCTATCGTTGTTAGCTTGCTTTATAGCTTTTTCTCTAGCTGCAATGTTAGGGTTTGTTTCGCTAGGTGGTGCTACGTTTGGGTTTTGTGGACCTGCTAAATCTTGTAAGTATTGTTTTGTCTCTAATGCCATTTCTTTAATTTAATTATCAATCTTGTTCATCTCTATGGTTTACTCCACCTGGTAAGTACGTAGAGCCAAGTCCGACTGCTTCACCAATGCCACCCATCAATTGACCTGTAGCTCTTTGTTTTTCTTTAATAGCACCTTCGTATCTTTGACCAGCCCTACTTAACATACCACTGGTTCTAGCTGCTTGAGCTCTTCTAGTATACATTTCTCCTTCAACCTGTCTGCTGTTCATAGCACCTTGCTCTTGCATTGTAGTTAATTGATTAGCAGATTCTTGTTGACCTATACTAACCGTTGCTTGTTGTAAGTTTTGTGATTGTTGATTAGCCATTGACTGAGCTAGCGCAGCTATACCAGATCCACCAGCCGCACCTTGAAGGTTTTGCATAGTGTTACCTAAAGCTTGTTGTTGTTGCCCAGCTAGCATATCAGCTTCCTGCGTGTTAACAGTTAGGTCTTCATAGACATTCTGTTCGTTAGCATATGGGTTGGATATATCCTGACTCTCTAAAGCGGATAGTTGTTTATCATAACCAGCTTTTGCCTCTCTCATTTCTCTTTTTCTAGCACCACTTCCAATTATTCCACCAGCTATTTTAGATCCTATTTTTAAACCAGCGGCTAAAGCTAAAGGAGCTATACCGTAATCCATACTAGGTTCTACTAATGTTATTGTTTCAAATAATTCTATTATCATCTTTGTTAAATTTTTATAGTTATATAATTACACGTTATCTACTACTTTCAACTACTTCGGAGCTAACGTGAAATATTTCAGCAGCTGTTGTGCTATTGTTTTGTAAATCTATTTCAGCATAGTAACCCGCTATACTAGCCATGTTAGCTTGGTTATCCTTGCTAAACAATATGAAATCAGTAGCTTGTGGCCTGGGCGCAAAAGCAGCTATATCACAAGATATACTAAATTCAGTGACAGCAGTTATAGCCCCTATCTCTTTTATAGTTCCAGCAGTATTAAAACCACCAACCGTAGAAGTAGATGCAAAATAAGCTGTATCACCTATCTGTACCGAGTCTTGTACTGCGTATGTAAATGTTAATGTTATGTTGGCCATACTGTTTTATTTATGGGGAGTTAGTTAAAGAGACAGCTATATTGAATGTCATATCAGAGCTAGCGTCTATTATCTCATCGGTTTGAGCAGTCCAAGTGTAATGCAAGTCTTGTGATGGCGCTTGACCAACCAAAGTGCTTTTAGCTATTGTTAAATTAGTTGTTTGATCAAACGCAGAATTAGCAGTTGCGCTTATCGTTAGCGTTATTTGCTGTAAGCTATTACCGTAGAAGTTACCATATAGTATTCCAGTTCCATTAGTTAAGTTTTGTCCATTTGGAGCTCCATATGGAACGCTTTTAGCTCCAATAGCTGACATACCACCAGAGATGTTATAATCAGCTCTAGCTGGCCCTAATATAAGACCAGAAACACCAGATGTAGTAGGTGTGTATAATCTAAATCCAGAAGCTCCACTCGTGCCTTCCGCTGTCATAAAATTACCTAAATCTAAAGTATGTGAAGATGCTGTTGACCCAAAAAAGTCTACTGTAGACACAATAGTAAAAGCTATACTTTGGTTTCCAGAAGCTCCTAACGTAGCTGGGTTTGCAGTTACACTTGTTATGTCTATAGAAGAATCAGTTCCAGAGGCAGAGTTAGTGTTTAAAGCTATAAAATCCTCAGGTAATGGTAGTCTAGTTAAAACTATGTCTACGTTGTCGGTTAAAGTTAAAACAGATGTTACGGTTTTTACAAAATCATACTCCACAAATGGTTGGCCAATATGTACTGCTGACGGGTTACTTGTGTATGTCCTAGAATCTGTAGACGCATCTGTTGTTACAGTGTATGTTACATCACCTATTTGTGATATAGAAAAGTTAGCAACTTGATCTCCGTTGGAATCTATGTTAGCTGCTAGTTGAGATCCACTAAGAGTTGCGGTGCTTAATATAAAGCTATATAAATCATCGTCAGTTACAGCGGGTATATTTATATCAAACAAAATCGAACCAACAGAAGGTATAGTACCTGTAAACGTAGCTCCACTAACAAAGTTACTATTAGTAAAGTTGTAAGCTAAACTATCTTCATTAGTCATGCTTATTGTAAATTGAGCACCAACATCACCGTATATTGCTAGTTTTCTACTACCTCTATCATGAGTCATAGTACTGGTATTTAATCTAAACGCTGTTATCTTACCCGTTGATACAGCTGCTATAGTGCCACCAGCGTTGGCTGTGAAGTCAATATTGTCACCATTAATAGTTTGACTAGGTATCTTGCCTTTAACAGTGAATGCTCTAGCGGTTAAATAAATATCACTAGTATATGTATCTGTCACAGTGATAGTATATGTATCTTGTAATCCAGTAGAGATAACATAAGAAGGAGGTGTTTCAAAAAACTTACCAGACGAAGCTGTGAAAGTTTTACTAAACAAACTAACTATACTACCTGGTGTTCCAAACACACTGTACTGAACAGCTGTTTGACTAGCTGGCGTTGCGTTAGTGGCAACCGTATCATATGTACCATTTATTGTTTGCGGAACAAGCTTTTTTAATATAGCTGCTCCATCTATATCTATAGTTATATCTACATCAGCACTAGGTGAAAATGTATTATCTAAATCTACAGTAACCAAAACCTCGTTGTCATCAGCATAAGCTGTTCCAGAGTTAGATAACGCTATACTAGTAACACCAGTAATAGAACCAGTGTTGTTAGAGAAATCTAAAGCCTGTAAAACATAACCGTGATTTGGCTTTATTCTTAATATTACATTAGCTAACGAACCTATAGCCTGCCCACCTGGCGTGTCTGTTGTTTGTGAATTTATAATACAATTAGTTAGTGCCATATTAGTCGTTGTTTTCTTTTACCGTTATAGTTACATTAGCTGGAGCAACATCACCTGATATGCTAGCTAAACTACCAATACCTTGTACTGAAAATTCTTCAGTATCAATATTACTTAACGTTGTAGCTGTACCGTGTATGTAGTTAAACCACTTACCTTCTTTGCCTTTGAACTCATTTGCTTTACCTGATTGTAGATCCGTTTCAACAGCTGTATTCCACCAACCATACTTAGTGGCGTTGTTATAATATTCTCCGTCATTTAAATCAGCTTTCCAATATGGTTGGGTACCTTCGTAGTTAAGAGTTAAAAAGCTTTTAACAACGTCAGGATTATCATTGAATATTAATTTTAAACTAGAATTATATTGAACACCATAAAAGTTATTTCTAGTCTCGTTATCATGAGAGTACATTTCACCACCTTTAAACGTGTAGTACATGTTGTTTAGTGATATACCGCTTTCAGGTATAAAAGACTTTCTACTTGGCCAACCACCTACGTTCTCTTTAAACGTAGCTGTTTCATCGGCGCCTCTTACTGTATTACTTTGTAAAGATATGTTGTAAGATCCTTTCTTGTCATCATACGAACCAACAGCTATTTGAGTCACAGCTAACTTGTCAGTAAAGTAATCAGCCATACCTTTAGGTGATAAAGGTTCTAAACCATCTCTAGACAACCTTAAAACAGTTCCTCTTGCTCTATCGGTGAAGTAACTTCTAAAACCGTACTTAGCAAAGCTCTCAGGGTTTAAGCTAATTCCAAAGTCTCCAACGTAAGGCATAGATTGACCTAACACACTTTTATTAGCTGTTATGTTAGCATTACCATCAGCGTTAAATAAAGCATCTTTATTTGTTAAAACTCTAAGAACTTTATCTTCACAAAATACAGTAACATCAGTATCTCTAGTGTTTAGTTTTTGAATACTACCGTATTCTGGGTTAAGATCTTTAGTTATAGCTTCGGCCATTATAAATTGATTCAATCTATTCACACTGGCTGTAGAGTTAAATATTCCAGAGAATATTAAACCGTTAGTTTTAACCTCTTCGTTATACTGCTCAGCTACAGTGCTACTTGCTTTAACACCTTTGTTTATAGTTTTAGCATTAAAATCATCTCTTATTCTGTTAGATTCAACACCATTAGCAAATGAAAAACAATTGTGATAATCTAAAGCCTGATCATTGCCATGTGTACTTATAGCGTAAGCGTTACTAGCTTCGTAATATATGTCTAGCTCAGCAACTTCTTTAGGCTCTGTCTCCCATATACCTGGGTTATCTGTTGTAAACCCATCTAAATCATCTTCATCAACATATGTTGTACCTATTTGTATTGGAGTGTTATAATGGTAACCATTTATTATATTTAACACGTTATCTTCTGGAGCCCATTGTACTGGTTTATCTAGTTTTAATGTAAATATCACAACTCTTGAAGATGCAAACGTACCAGTTCTTCCACCACCACCACTTTTTCTACCTTTATACATGACAGCACCACCTCTTCTATATCCTTTTATTTCATAAGCGGTTTCGTCAGGATCACCTGAAAACTTAATATAGTTACCTATTGTTTGTAGTGCGTTAACAAAATCCTTATGTTCACCAGCAACCGTGTTGCCAAATTTAATCCACTCACCCCAAACAACATCATCTTGCCCGTTGGAAGTGTTTTTACCTTTCTTACCAAAATTATGAAACGCTATTTCAACAACATCTTCACCTTGTCTTATTCCGTAAGCTTGAGTATTAACTACAACTGAGTCAGACACTTCTCCTAAGCCTCTATTAACTTGAACATCTCCTTCTCCACCTAGATCTTTCCACCAATTAAATTTCTTAAACCTAGGTATAAACCAGTTAGCTGTGTGATCTGTTCCAGTTCCTTTATCTTTGTTTCTCCAATAGTTATACCTTTGATTTTGACCACCACCAGTGTTGTAACCTAAAGATGTACCAGCATCATTACCAACTTGCCAGAAGTTATTCTGAGCAACTACCTTCATTTCATCAATGTTATTAAACTGTAGTATGTTTTGTTCTAATGAAGAGTCTCTGTATATTTTAGCAAAAAATCTACCTTGAAATTCTGGTTTTAGTTTTCTTACTTTCTGAGCAATTTCAACAGTCATTGAAACGCTTTGTATTGTGTTACCATCTCCAACAGTTCCTAGCCAATTAACATCTGACTCGTCAAATGTTTTTTCTATATTGATTTGCCAGTATTTATTATCTGGGCAATCTGTAGTTGTATTAACAAATTCTAAACCTGTTGAGGTTGGCTCATATATTATATTAGCTATATCATAATACTTAGTAACGTTGTTACCTTTTTTTACTCTAACCATTAAATCTGATAAAGTATGTATCGATGCTGTTGATAAGTCTACGTCATCACTACTACCTGTTGTCCCACCAAAATGAGGTTTCCATAAGCTTCTAGGTATTCTTATTTGTGCAGTACCTTTCTCTGGGTAACCACCATCTATAAATAAATTACCATTAGTATCTGCTGTAGCTATACCTTTAGACACTTTTGATATTGTTAAGAAATCAGGTGCATCGTTCTCTATTGCTATTATTTTATATCTAGCTTCATCTTCCACAAAAGCATCGCTGTCGTGTCTCTTTTTAAGTATCAAGAAAGTTTCGTCTGTAACTTTATTCCTTTCTGCGGACGGAAAAGCTAACCAAACATTACCATCTTCAGCTGGATAGTGTCTATCCATAGCTAAATTGTAGTACTCAGCAGATGTTTCTTTTAAAAAGTATTTATAATGTGTTGCCCAAGACGGAGGGTTACTAAGAAGTTTTACTTGTAGAACATTCCAATTAACAGCCTGCGACTTAGGTAGCTGTATTGAACCAGTGGTATCAGTTAACACAGGTGTTTCTCTACCAAATTCGTCTCTATAAACAACACCTAATTGGTATGTTCTCATAGATTTTATAGACTTACCTGGAGTTCTAACACCATAAGTAGAATCACTTGACTGTATTATTGACACACTAAACTTTGGAGTTATCTCTGCGTTATTTACATCTTTAATGTCATATTGCTGTGTATAATTACCATAAAGCAATCTATTAGCTGTAAACTCTTGAGCTTTAGCTTTTTTAGGAACGTTATCCCAAGGTCTAAGTAGTTGATTAGATGGTAGTATTTTGTATATTATTTCAGACTCTATTAACATAGAGTTGTTAGTCCACTCTTCGTCTTGATTCTCTGGTTTACCTTTTAAACTTTTTACCGTGTATATATTAGTACTACCGTCTTCCTTGTATAATACATCAAGCTCAACTACATCTTTAGGTATGTAACTAGTTATAAAATTAGATACGGTTAACTTTTTTAAAGTATTAACCATACCTTTATTAAAACCTTTTTTAGGATTATAATCAAACTCATCTGGCAAAAAAGCCACTTGACTAAACGGACCAATAGCAGAATATTGACCATCATCGTACTTGTATCTATACGCAAATCTAGGAAACTTAAACTCAAACAAGGATTTGTCTTCCATTAATATAACTCTCCAGTCTTGAGTACCAGTAACTATACCATCAGATACAGAATCTAAGTTTAACTTAAAGCTATTTGGCGAAAAAGAAAGTATATCTATAACCGTAGCTATAACTTCATCGTCTTCGGTTTCATCTAGTATTGTAAACTTTAATCTATCACCCACTAACAAGTTCATGTTGTGTTGAAAAGTAAAGTTACTATTAGAATCAGGATGAGCTCCTGGTGCTAAAGCATCTCCGCTACCATCAACAAAACTTTTTGCTATACATACACTCTCGACTATACCGCCTCTAACGGATGCTGACATAGCTATCGTTGGCGCCTCGATTGGTGATTTCTTTATAACAGTTACATCATCTAATGTAAAGTTATAAGTTGCTGTTGAGTGTGCTGTTGTTAATAAAGTGTGTGTAGTGTAGTTTGAAGACCCAGCTTTAAATTTTTTTATATCAACAGTCTTAGGTTCAGATCTGTTGTCTGTGAAGAATAACAAGCCTTCAATTATATTGACACCTGTTATTAAGTTGCTTGCGTTTAAATCTAAAACGTTGCTAGTATCTACTAATACTGGTGATACTGTTTTTGTGTATTGATCATATTCTGCTATTACGTCAACAGATGTACCAGCTATAAACCAATATATCTTATCGTTAGCAGAGTCTCTACATGACCCTATACATTTACCTCCAGCTATATTTATAAGAGACGGGTAAGCTAATTTGTTTCCAAGAACATTTTGAATAGATCCAACGTCATCTCCTTCTGAACTAGCTACTTGTATATTTAAAGCGTCTCTATATTCACCACTAGGAACTAACCTTTCGTCTAGGTCTTTGTTCATTCGACCCGCACGAAAATCTCGTTTTATTTCTGGCATGCTTTAGTGTTTTATTTGTTTAGATTTACCTCTCATAACTTGAGTAAGTTCTTCTATCTTTATATTTGATAATCTTAATTTAGCTTGTCTAACTGCAGCGAATCTTTCTTTTTTAAATCTCTGTACTATATATTCTTGTATGTTTTCTCTAGTAGATAGTATAGCGTGAGCTATCCATTTGTACATTGCCTCTTCAGCAAACTTATGAACTATTCTTTCTCCATCTAATCCTAGACTATCACTAATGTATTTTAATGTTATAGTCTTATTACAAAGATCAGAGCTAAAATGTATTCTACCCTTAACTTCATCTATAAAAAATACTCCATTTGATTGAGCATTTTCAGGGTTTAAACCAAATCTTTTACCTGTATCAGTATGATACTCGTATAGGTTTTGATCAGAGTTTTGAGACGTTGACGTAGAGTTGCTACTGAATGACGCCCAAGTATCTGAGTCACTTGCTGTTTGTAATTTTCCATCACTATCATAAGTGTAAGCAAAAGTTCCATCTTGTAGTAAAGCTGTTGGATTACTTGTTTTTCTAGCAGGATATATAACATGCTCTAAACCTGCATCATCTTTGTGTGTTACTTTAACATAGTTAACGTAATCATGAGGCAAAGGCAAAGTAAGAGATGGGTGAACTTCAACCTCTTGTGATTTAGTTGATTTAAAAGTATCATAACTTAATTCTTGTATTGCTCTTTGAGCATGAAACAAAACATCTTGTCTTCTTACTCTAGGTATTATTTTACCTTCTCCAACATAACTAATCAAGAAGTTTCCTACAATATCTTTTAAAGTTATAAACTGGTAGTTACCATAATTCTCATCACCGTTATTAAAAGTACCATCAGCACCTTGGTAATAAGTCGAATTTGTTCCTGTTAGTAATGCCATCTATTATTGTTTTTCTTGTGTTATCTGTTGAGACTCTTCTGTAGCAGCTGTTTGATATAAGTTTGGATCTTTAAGTATTATACCAGATAATTCTAGTATCTTAATCACCAGGTTTTTTTCTTCAGCAGGGTGTAGCTCAAAATTAATTGTTGATCCACTATTGTATAAAGCTTTTTCATTAACAATAGTATAACCCCAAGAAACTGTAGCTGGTTTTGCTATGTAGTTACAAACTACGTTGTCACCACTTGTTATTGTGATTGGGTATATCTGTATTCTATTATGTCTATGTGATTCTGTAGAACCTGAATTTCTAACATAAACTGGATAAGTTTCTGTCGGATTAGTTAATGGTGAGTTTAATATATGATGTATGTTATTCTGATTTATCTTTTCAATTTCAGCATCATAACCACATTTGTTTGTATATAATTCACCCATTCTGTAATGGTCTGGTAGTATGCCTACTCCAGATCCAGACACTGTTACTGTCTGTCTATATTTTTCAAATATATCTATCTTTTCATTTATAATATCTAGCATATCAGCATAAGTAGTATCATTTTTTCTCTGCATCACCTCTTCGAACTGACTCAGGTCATAAAAATATTGTTCAAATATACTCATCTGAGCTTGGTTGGCTAATATATTAAACTCTTGAGGTGTTACATAACCTCTTTGTTCTTTATTAGCTATAGCTAAAACTCTTTGATATACTGTGTCTATACTTACTGCCATGTTTATTTGTTTTTTATAATAAAGCCACCATTACAGTGGCTTCACTACAATGGGTACTATTTAAGTTTCTTTTGTATTGTTATCAAAACTTCCATACCTTCATCAGTTTTAAACCAAGAGGCTAAAGCTGAATAAGGATGTTCTTCAAAAGGTACTGAGAATAGCTTTCTACCGTTACTCGCCCAGCTAAATACTCTGTTGTCAGGAGATAATGAAATTATACTTGCTTCTACCGCTTTAACACCTAAGTCTCTTAGTGGTACAGAGTCATCAGCTAAAAGCTCTAAGAATAAATATGGGTTTTGACGTGCCATAAGCATAACATCTCTTCTAACTTCTTTAGATGACATCTTACTTACTGCACTACCTACTTCAACTCTTAATATAGCTTCCGCTAAATCAATCTCTATTTGCTTCGCGGCAACTAAAGCATCAACTTCTGCTTCCATATATTCTAAATCTATACTAGCATTTTTTACTTCATCATGCTCTTTGTATATGATATTTTTTAGAGGGTGGTATAGGCTTAATAATTTTTGTAGATTTTGTTTTCTTTTAGGAACTACTATTGTTCCATTTCTAAATGCAATGTGGCCTAATGTAGCTTCTCCCTTTTGCCCAGCAACTAATGGTGAGGTTTGGTTTGTAGCGTACTTTATTTCTTCTTGCACTCCAGTTGCTTCGTCAAAATATAACAAAGGTTTTCTACGTGTATGTCTACTAGGTATAACATACAATAAAGGATTTCCATCACCCATTAAGTGATATATCCTATCTTTAACTTCCCAAGACTGTGCCTTGGATACTTCATTTTTTGTTTTCATAATATAATATAATTTAATAAAAGTAATAATTACCCCCGTCTATACAACGAGGGTAAAAATTACATTAGGTTAATAGTAATTAGTCACCAATTACACCATCAGCAGACTTAAGTAGAACAAAGTTGTTTGCTCCTTGAACACATAAACATCTCTCAGATAAGAAATGAACGTTCATCGCGTCTTCATCAGAAGTAAAGTTTCCACCAACTGAACCAGTAATCCAAGATTTCATTCTTCTATCATCAGCTTCAGAAGCTCTGTATCTAATGTGTAAGAATGGTCTTGCAATGTTTTTACCAAGTTGTTGATCGTAAACAGTTGAAGTTCCAGCAGGAACAATAACTCCTTCAATATCTTTAACTAAACCTCTAGTTGTAGAGTCGTTAAGGTATTTCCAATCAGTCTTGTAAAAATCGTAAGAACCTCTTCTAAATCCTGAGAATCCTAGGTTAAGCGCCATATCTTCAGAGTTGTCAAATACACCGTAAGATGTACCTCCAGCTCCGTAAGAATTTTGAGCAGCTAACATGTTATCGATAGCAAGAGATACTCCTCTATTAAGGAACATCATGTTTTCTTCGATAGCACCTTGCTTGTCTAGTTCTTGTAAGATAAGGTCAAAATCAGCTAAACCGTCATCAGCAGCTGCGCCACCGAAATCAGCATCAGAGTAAACTAATCCTCTTGATTCGATTGCAGCAAACATACCTTCAGTACCTTTAACAGTGAAAGAGTTAGATCCAACTCCTGGATCAGCAGAGAATGAATGTGCAGCTTTTTCAGCTTCAATCATAGTCATTTCTAATTGATCTTCGAATCTTAATCTAGCTTCGTGCTCAGATTTTAAGTACCATAAGTATCCAGATGTTCCAACTTCAGTTGTAACTTCGACCCACCCAATTTGAGCAGTGTCAGATCCGTTTACAGAATATTTGTCTCTTATAATTATTGGTGAGTTATTAAAGTACTCACTTTGAGCATTTAAAGTATTACCAACGTTTATAGATCCTTTTCCATATTCAGAACCGTATACAAACAAACTTAATGCTGTTGTTGCACCACTGTTACTGAAAGCTCCAGCAGCAGCACCGTTTAAAGCAGTAGCTTTGTAAGGTACAGCTGTAATAGTAGTTGTAGATGGTTTAGCAGTAACATAACATTTAGCAGTTTTACCACCTTTGCTTATTACAACAGTGTCTCCAATGTTAATGTAAGCAGCGTTAGCAGTACTTGAAAATGTAATTTTGTTTAAAGCAGCGTCACCACCTGCAGCTAATGAACAATCGTCAAATGCTACGTGAATTCTACCTTGCTCTGCCCAAACTACTTGGTCAGATGCCATAGGCATTTCTGCTCCTACCATACGTAAGAAACCTCCTACAGTTCTATTTCCGTATCTTTCAACTTCTTTTTCATAAACTTCTGGTAAGAATTGTTTTGTGAAATTGAAATCGTTTCCTGTGATAGACAGGTAATTGCCAGCAAACAAAGATTTGTCTGGTCTTGGCGTTAGGTGTGCTAATGCAGCACCTGTTGAATTAAAAGCCATAATTTTTAATTTTTTTTAAATGATTATTTTCTAAGTTTTATTTTAAAGTCATTAGAAGATTCTCCAGATATAGCTTTTACTTGAAAACCACTAGCATTAGCAACTTTTTCGTGAGTACCACGAGGTGCCATGTCAATGTTTTTGGATCTTGCAACACTATCCTTGATAGCGTCAGCTTTGCCTTGTTCGTAAAAGTGATTAGCAACCAGATCAGGATTCATTGCTGTAAATAAAGACTTGTGATAACCCGTTGCATCTGACATTTCGTTTTTTTCATTCAAGAACTTCTTGGTGAAATTGTTGATGTCGCTTTGGGTGTTCTTAATCTTTTCAGCATCCTTTACATTAAATCTATATTTCTTTTCACCTACTTTGTAATCAAAACCTTTGAAATTTTCAGTAAAAACATTTTCAGTTTTCTTTAAGAATATAGATTGGTGCTTCTCGTTATCTTTTGCTTCTTTTTCATAACGATCGAAAAAATCAATTGCTTTCTTTTGTTCAGGCGCTAGCCTGCTTCCAGCTTTGATCTCTTCATAGTATTTAGACTTTTGCCCGTCTAGGTGGCTTTTAGCATTTGCAACTTGCTCCTTTAATGCTAATTTTTTTCTTTTTATATCTCTTTCCTCATCAGATTCTTCGTCATATTTAAAATTATCTTCCATTAAGAAGTCAATTTCATCTCTGTTTAAATGAGGTTTTGTTTGTGCGTAGAACTCTCTAAGTAAAGTATCGTCTTCATATTTAGAGTAGTCTTGATTTAACTTAACATAGTCTTCTAAACTACCACCAGTATCACTGATGAAATCCACAACCTTTTGTATATTCTCTGGTAACTCAACACCAGACTCTTTCTGTTCTTGTATTGCATCGACAATGTCTTCCTGTAGTTCTTGAGTTTGTTCGACAACCTCTTCTTCAGTAATTTCCTCTAATACAGGTTGTTCTTCAACCGGTTGTTCTTGAGGTACTTCAGCTACAGTTTCTGGTGTTTTAAATTCATTTGTAGCGCTAGTTGGAGCTTTCTCCTCTACGCTTGTCAAATCTAACTTAACAGTACCATCTTCTAGAACTTCGTTTTTTGGAGCAGTTACTTCTGCTTCTACCTTAGGTTCAACTTCTTGTTGATCTACTAAGTCTTGTTCAACGTTAGTTGCTTCTACAACTTCTTCTTGAACATCATTTTCTTGATTTTCAGCCATAATATAATATTATAAAATTAAAAAATTATCTTGGATCAAATGAATTCAATCCAAATCCACCACCAAGTATATCATTACTTGAAGACTCAAAGTTTTTAGGTGGTTTTTTGTTATTTCTTTGGTCTATTAACTCACTTTGTTGTGAGGCTTGTATTTTTGTTCTATCGTCTTTACGATCTTCTTTGTATTTATCTTTAGTTTCAATGGATTGTAAGTCCATTTTCTTAAGCTCTTGGTTAATCATAAACTCATGATTCATAAGTTCTTTCTTAAGTAAAGCCTCTTGTTGAAGTTTTTTAGAATCAAACTCTGATTCCATTTTCATTAACTCCATTTTTTGATTAGTTAAAGCTTGTTGTTTTTGTACCTCTGCTTGAGCAGCTGCTTGTTGCGTTTGTGAATTAGCTTGTGCCTGTGCTTGTATGTTCTGCTGTTGCATCTCCATATCTTTAACTTGCTTTTTCTTTCTACGTATTTTGAGAAGTTGATTAGCTAGTTTGATATTTTTTATATCCCTAAGATCTATCGCATCTTCAAGATCTATACTTTGCTGCTGTAAAGCCATTTGTATATTGTTCTCCAGCATTTGTTTTTCTTCATCATCAGGCGCAAGTTCTATAAATATACCAAAATCATATAAATGTAGATTGCTCATTTCTTCTAATGTAGCTACATTGTGTGTACCGATACTTTGTATAAAAGCATCTTTAGTCGGAGAGTATTCTAAAACATCTGATATTCTTAAACTTATTAATTCAGCTACTTCAGAGCTTAAGAACAAACTACTTTGTAGTATATGTCTAGTAGCTGTGTTTGAATTAGCTGCCGCTATTTTTTGAACACCAACTAAAGCATCTTTAGAAGGTGAAGATGCATCTGTAGCTTCGTTTAAACCCGTTACATCTCTTATCATTTGTAGGTAATAATTATAAGTACCTATAAGTGATTGCATTTTTTGACCACCACTTCCACTAGATATTTCTTGTATAGGAACCTTACCTGGATTATTATCTCCATCACTAGTCATTGATCTACCAATTATCGAACCAGTTTGAAAGAACATGTTTAATGCTTCTTGTGGGTTATAGTTAGTTCCGTTACCTAAGTCTATCTCAGCTAAACCATCAGCATCTAAATATATACCATCTGGTACTAATCTAGACATAACCTGTTGTAGCTTAAGGTGTGTAAGTTGAATCATATCAGCAAAGCCTGTTATTCTGCTTACTAAAGATTCTATTCTACCTTTGTACATTCTAGGCGCAACCATACTATAGTTCATTTTAACTTTAGTATAATCACTCTTAGGTCTCATCATGTTTTTAGCTAACTCCCATTTAAGTAGCTTTTTAGTACCTAGTATAATAGCTCCTTCGTATAAAACTTCTATAGATCTAGAAACTTTACCATACTTCATTTCCATGGCTATTTCCATTAATGGGTTGAAACTATCGTCTTTAACTATTATTTTACTAGCTCCAGTTGCAGTTTCTTTTACTTTATAAACTTCATTAGCATAAGTCTTATAATTAAAATAAAGAACTTGTACTTGATTTTTATCTACTTGATTAGCTTCTGTTAAACTTCTATTATAAAAACCAGAGTTTTGAAAACCTTGGCCAATAATATCCATTAAATCTTTTTCTTCTAAATTAGGAAATTGTTTCTTTAACTCATTTACAGTTACATTTTTAACTTCACCAACATAGTACACATCTTCAAAGTAAGGAGAGTCTGTGTAAGAGTAAACTAAATTAGCAGGATCTACGTAGTCAATTTTAATACCTTCTGATTTAGAGAACGTAGTTTTCGATGCACCTATACCTAAGGTTACTAAATCATAATTAACTCTTCTTCTTATTAAATCATAATTATTACCGTTTAACACAGTATTTATAGCTTGCTCTTCTGCTAACTCAACAGCTTGTTTATAACTTAACTGCATGTGTAGTTCTAACTCTTCTACAGAATCAGGTAGTTCTTCTTTTTTATTCTCTCTAATATCTACACCAAATGCTGTTTGTGCAAATTCAGCAAGATCTTCAGTTTCCATGTCTCTTAATAAAGATTCCATGTAAGCTGTTCTTTTACTTATACCGTAAGGATCTTGTGAGTAAGCTTTTATATCAAATACTCTTTCTGATATACCATTTACTACTATATCCACAAACTTAGGTATTATAGGTACTGGTTTCCAGTCTAAATTAAGATAAGACAAGTCACCATTTATGGACAACTCATCTTTGTATTTCTGTATAGACTGCTCACCACGAGCGTATAAACGTAATTTATGAAATTCTGTTTGATTTCCGTAAAACCTATTTGTACCAGAGTCGCGTTTAAACCACTCGCTCTCTATCGCTTTAGCAACTTTGAGCCCGTACTCGGTGCCCATCTTCTCAGAGTCACTTGCGACTTGACTTGGAAAATAACTTTTTACAACTGACTCAGCCATATTAATTTTCTATTAGTTTTGATCTGTTACCAGACTGCTTGTATCTAGCAAATTTTAAATTGATTTTTTCTTTCTTTATATTGGCATTTGGTTTATATAGATGTCTATTACAAGCCATGATAGCTAGACCTGAAGATATTGACGCATCAAATTTTGTTCTATTGTTTATATCAAACTTAGCCCAATCTTCTAGCGTTCTATTAAAATTTATTCTACCATAACTACCATCTTGTTTTTTACCTACGTGATCTTGTATGTACATTTCAATAGCAGCAGCGTGAGCTTGTTTTATATCCTCACTTGAATTAGGTATTCCACCTACTTCTTTTTCAGCTACAGAAAGTTTGTTCCAGACTTTATCTGGTCTATTCATACTGAAACCTCTGTAACCTCTTCTTCTTAAGTAGTATAGTAAACGTGGTTTGTTGTTCTCTGCAAGTATTGGCATTCCATAAAAAACTAAAGCCATTAGCATATCCTCAAAGAATATTTCTGCAGTTGCTGGTCTTGATACATATTCTAAAAAGAATTGGTTTGGTGGTGCATCTTCCATACTAAATTTTGTTAATCCGTGCAAAGCACCTTTAGATCCTTCACCGTCTACAGTACCCGATATATCGTAACTGTCACACCCAAAAGCACCCATGTGCTCATTACCTGGGTATTTAACACCATTTTTTATTATAACGTTGTTTTGTAAATTTGCTGGTGGTGTCCAGCTAACTCTAAATCTACCGTTGTTGTCAGGGTAAAATATAACTTTTGTATCTTTAACACCATTGACCCATTGAAAATTACCTTTAGTAACGTAGTTCGCAACGTTTAATTCTTCGTTAAAATCTATTTGTTCGTATATTTTAGCTAAATTAAATATACTGTTTTTTGTCTCATCTCTGAAAGCGTGTTCTTCAGTACGTGGAAACTGTCTATAGAACTCATTAAGTGCATCAGGATCGTTCTTAAGACCCTCTACTTCATTGTTCCAGTTATCAATTACTCCAGTTTCTATAAATTCCCCGTACGGGCCTTCCACTTCTTCATTTGGAGTGTCAAAAACAGGTACTCCATTAGAATCGATGAATCCTTCGTAATTCCACTCCATAGGAATGAACAAAGAATAGAGTCCTGACTTAGTCTGTCCATTCCTGTTTCTTTTAGTAACGTCTGAGTCTTTATATAATCTTTTAAAATTGTCTCCACCTTTATCTAAAGCATTAGAGGTTGACCCCATTATACATTTACCAATTATTCTACTACCTAACCTAAGTGTTGTTTTAGTTACACGCCAGTTATTTAATATATTGTTTGGCCTTTCCCATTTACCACTTTCATCGTGGACTAATAGTTTTAATTTTTCACCATCGTAACTGTTATCACCTGTGTTTTTCCAATCTATTGTTGTATCTAACCCAGTTAATACCCCGGTGGTATCACTTGCTTTAACAATACTTCTTCTAGTAAGTTTACTAGCGGGTACTCTATATGCAAGTTCTGTTTTTGGACGGTCCATACCGTCTTGTATTGGTTTAAAAAAGAACGGGTAGTTAACGGATATTGGTACAACTTTATCAGTAAACATCTTTTTAGCATCTGGTCCTGATTTAGATAAAATACCGAATCTAGAATCTGAAGAGATGGTTGCCATATCAACACATACTGCTGATGACATAAATGAGAAACCTGAACGCCTGTTCTTAAGGTAGCACATTCCGTATGATCTTTTATCTGCTTTACAAGCTTCCCAAAATATATAGAATAATCTGTTTGCTTCTCTAAAATCTGGTTTACCAACATCAATTTTGGACCACTGCAGGTACATATAATGAGAGCCAGTAATATAAGTTTGAACGCCTTTGTTGTAATACCAAAAACCTTCCTCTCTTTTTTGAAACTCATCTTCTATGTAATCTATATACTTACCTTTAAAATCATCAGGATAATTTTTCCAGTCAAATATAGTTTTTATTCTTTTTAACTCTTTAGGGTATTCTGCCACCTCCCATTTATCATTCTCAAACTTAGTAACATTAACAGCTTTTGGTAAAGCTACTTTAAAGTTTTGTATATCATATATCTCGCCAATCTGACCAGTCTTACTTATAACAACTATATCATGTTCTTTGTTATAACCGTATTCCCATTTTTTAGACTTGTTAAGTCTTTTTATGGTATTTATTTTTATAGGTTCTACAACCTTAAATAAACTTTGATTATACATTACTTAGATCTTCTTTCTGCAAAACCACCAAAAGAAGTTTCAGCAACTTGTTCTTTAGGTTTATTATTAATCATATCTTCTTCTTCTTGTATCCTAGCAAGTATTTCAAAAGCATCGAAGATAGCTAACTTTTTTGTAGCAGCAGCATTTTTTAATCTATCTGCCGTTATATCATCTCCTGAATCAACGATAGCTTCTTTAGCAACTTTAATTAATTCTTCAACTGCTTTATGCCCAGCTTGGATTATACTCAATTTCGTTTCCTTGATGTTCATACTTTATTGTTAAGTTTTTTGATCTAACTCTATAAAGTCTTTCTCCATCAATAACAAACTCATATTCACTATTTGGTGTGAAGCCAACTAAGTCTCCTTCTTTTAAGTGTGGATTATCTTGAACTATTTTCAAAATACCTTTTAATGGTTGTTCCTTGCTAGTACTAAATATATAATTAGATTGAATTGGTTTTACAAAAGCATATCCTTCAGTAGGCATCCATTTTGTTTTTTTGTAAGCATAGACTTGATCAATACCACATAGGTAGTTATCTTCATCTATATAGCTTTTACTGTTTTTTTCTCTTCCTTTTATATCGTGAAACCTTCTAAACACGTTGTGGTGTACTATAACGTGATCACCTACTTGTATTTTATGATTACCGATGATAGGTACATGTTTAACAACAGCTAACCTATTAACACTTTGATGAGTAAAAATCTGAGTATTTAATATCAGATCGTTTCCGTCTATCTTTTTTGTATTATTGTACCTTGAACCAACAGGCTCAACTACATAGTTGAAAACGCTTCTCATTTAGTATTCTAGATTATACTCAATAGCAACCGCCATATTTTTATTAAAGTCTTTCCAAGGTAGTACATCATTATTTTTTTTGATAAATATACTAAACTTTTTATCCTCCTCTGTTATATGACAAATGGTATGCCCGCCGTAGACCTCTTGGCCCACGGCATAATGCATAGCTTCATTTTTATAATCTTTACCAATACTAATTTTTCTTATCAGCTTCATCTTCTATAGGCTTGATAGATCCATCTTGAATATTAACAGTAACTTTACCGTACTCTTTTTCTAGCTCGTCTTGCATTTCTTTTAGCTTACCTTCTAGTTGATTTACACCACCTAGTAGTTTTGCTTTTTGAACCTCAAGTTGACCTATAGATAATTGGATCTTGTTAATCTCGTTTATTAGATTTTGGAGGTTTTTTAATTGGTCCTCTGTGATTTGCTCCACCTTTGGAGTTAAATCAATTGTTTTCTCTGCCATAATTTAATTTAATTTAATTGTTAATTGTTTATTTTTTTAAATCGTTATTCTATGTTTATATTATTACTCTATTTTCACAGTTTTTAAGTGTAAGTATCACTATTAGTAGTTAGCTTGTACTGTTGTTGTCCCTCCAGTTCCGGCAAAAGGGTTGGATGATTGTGCTTTTCTCCACATTGTAGTGCTTTGAGAACTCCAACTACTTGATGCGCCTAGGTTTGTTGATCCTATTATTAACTCTGTAAAGCTAGGCTTAGACCCCATAAATACAAGATATACATAATCAGTTCCTGAGGCATTATTTTGCCAATATACACCCAGTAAAGTACTAGAGTTAAAACTGCTATTACTGATACTACCCATATCTGGCCAATTTAAATCAGCGAAACCATACGCTAAGGTTGTGTAATATTGATCAGATCCAACTGTTACGGTTGATGTAAATGAGTATGATGCTGCTACGGTGAAACCTTTAACAACACCGTATTGTAAAGTAGAACCTTGTCTCATTACGGCTCTATATCTATAAGTGTTACTAGCGATTAAAGACACTTGACTTTCGTTTATTGTAGATGAAACAGTTCCAGTTTGCTGCGAAGAACCTTGTAATTGATTCCATTGATTACCTGTGCTTGCGGCTATAGAACCTGAGTTGTTATTTACTGATGGAGTAGAACTATAACTTTGGTTGCAATATACTATACCTGACTGATCACTAGATCCTGTGTTATTTACATTTACTATTGAACTGTATGTAGTACCAGCGGCATTTGTTGCATAAGCTCTGAATGAATTAGGTCTAGTTCCCATTGATGTTTTTGCTAAACCACCAACAAAACTAGTTTCTGTTATACTAGAAGCATCAGTTGTTGTTACCGTTCCGTTTGTCGCTGCTAATCCAGCAATAGTTTCATTAAACGTACCAGTTGCATTTATAGTGCTGTCATCTTCAGGAACATCTTGTACCCCGCTGTCACCTATAAAAAAATCTGAAGTAGCTGTAACGCCTTGCATCCAAGCAAAACCTTTAGCTGACACCGTTCCCGCTGTAGTGAGGTTAGAAGCAAAACCTTTATTTGTCACATTGCCTTCCATCGTGACCTGATGCACAGCTACATTTGAAGTTACAGCTGTTATACTAGGAGCTACACCACTTCCACCGCCACCTATTATTGTTTGGCCTGGGCAGCTAACTGAAAACCACCAGCCAGTGCCAGATATAGGCGCTGTAACAGACATTGTGCCGATATTTGACGAAGTGTTTTTATTAAATGTTATAGTACCTCTACCACCGCTTTGAGCGTTGTGTGCCAAACTACCGTAACTACCTGTTACTTGCGTTATTGTTGCACTTGAGTTACCCTCTGTTGCTTGTAATTGAGATAAATAACTATTACTTCCTACATATCCTGCTCCTGTACCATTTCCAGAACCACTTGTGTATGTGTTTCCATTCCAAACAAAAACAAACTTATCTGGCACACTATAGGATTGATATTCTATAGTTACAGTACCGGTTGAACTGCCTAGATTTACAGGATAACTAAACGTTCCTTGACCACCTAAGTGGTAGGTTAAGTTGCAACCAGGCCCAGCGTGATCATGATCATAACTGTAAAATTCAGACATACCATAACTAACAACGTTGTCTGGCTTATATGGGCTAAAACCATTTGTAGAATCATATGTTTCACCACCAACACCAGAAGAATTTCCACCTATGGTTATATCTTTTAAACTAAATGGGCCATAAGATGTATCTATAGCGCTTGGTAACCCATCATTATACTCGTCTTCTAACTTCTCGAAAGCTAAACCCCCTAAACTTATGCTTCCACTTGCTGGAACTGCCATTTAAGCCCAAGGTTTTTCCATACCTACATTAGTAGGTACTTTCATTTCACCAATAAAATCTTCTAAAGCACTACATAAGTTGCTATACACACCACTAGCTTCGACCCAAGCTTTAACATTAGCCTCTGTTATATCTTTAAAATCAGTAAAGTTATCTTTATCTAATGTAAGAGATAGATCACCAAGGGCATTATGTGTATGTTCGCCGTCAACTCCAATTATCTCAAACTCAACCGCTGTTATAACTTTTTCTAAATCATCTAAATTAGGAGCACCTCTTAAGTGCTTTATGTTTGTAGTATAAGTAATTGCCATTATTTTATTTGTTTTTTAAGTTGTTCTATTTCTGATTTTAATTCTTTTATAGCTTCTATTAAATAACCAGTTATATTACCGTATGCCACAGCCTTGAATTGACTATCGTTATTTACTAACTCAGGTGCTATTTTTTCTAGCTCTTGAGCTATAACACCACTACTTTTTTTGTTATCCTTAGTAAAGCTAACGCCTCTCATATCATAAACCTTAGAGCCATCTAAAGTTTCTATGTTTGTTTTTAATCTTTCGTCTGAATAAGCTACAACATCTCCAGTTGCTGTAAATGTTCCATCTACGTCTACTGCTCCACTAGAGTTTACATTTAATATTGGAACACCTGATATATCTGATACTGAAAACAGATCACCAGTTAAGCTGTCTGTTACTGAAAACAATTGCCCTTGCGTACCTTGAATATCAAGGACTGTGTTTGTGCCATCTACTATGAGGCCTTTTTTTACTTTAAATTCGTTTGCCATAATTGTTACCTTTCATTTTCCAGGTTATATATTAAATCTATTTTTGTACGCGTTGTAATTGCTTGTTATCTCCGCTGCTGTTAAAACCCTACTATAGGCTTTTATTACTGGTATTGATCCATTGTGCACTGTGCTACCGTTTCTAGTATCTGCCCCAAACCTAAAAGTCGAACCGGTGGTGGGAATATTTGACCCTGCATTTGCTACAGTTGTAACAAGCTCACCGTCTACGTAAAACCTAAAATTATTAGTGCTCACATCCCTGATAAAGACAACGTGATGATATGCACCAGCTGTTGTTACTACTGGATTACCTGTTGTTGTTACATCTCTTGATCCCCTATCCCAATAAAAACGAAGAGTACCTGAGGTTAGTTTTTCAAAATTAATATCATGGCCACCAGATCCTTGGTCGTAGTTACCAAGAATAACAGATCTAGTATCATCATCCCAGCTAACAACTGATTCCACACTTAAAGAACTGTTCCATATATGGGGAAAGTTTGTTATAACACCCTTATCATCCGTACCGTCAAACTCAGGCTGACCAGTCGAATCAAAAGATACGTTAGATACGTCTATATCAGTAGTTTTTACCAAGTCTATTAAACTCTGCGTATCAGATCTAGTTGATAAAGTAAAAGGAGTAGCGTGACCGTTGTTGACTTCTACCTGCATATCAGCAACATCAATTGCATATTTGCCTGTAGATCCTCCGGGCCAAAAATATGAATAGAAATTAACCGTTGTAGACGCTGTCCAAGTATGGGTTATTAATTGCCATTCCCCATCACTATTGAGATTTGTGCCAAAACCTGGTGCTGAATTACCAGCGCCAAAATATGTTGAATATCCAAGGTATTTTCCATACCCAGGTGTTCCAACTGGTCTCACCCAATAGGACACGGTTATAATATTACCAGCCGTCACTGGTGTATAAACACCATAAGCCATACCGTCTGCAACCCCATCTCCTCTATAAATATGAAACCTCATTGAGTTTGTGCCTTCTACTTTTCCCCCATTAGGTACTATTTCTTTTATCAAACCAGAATTAGGTAAGTGAGGAGATCCGTGCCACATTGTGGGGAAAGAAGATGCGGTAATACTTACCCTAGTGTCGTTGGCATAAGCATCATGTACTTTAAAAAACCCAGTGGATGAGTTTGTGTATCCTTGAGAACCATCTTGAGAACTATTATAAGCATGTAACGAAAATGTGGTTGAACTTATTTTTTTAATAACATAATTAGTACCTGCAGTTACGCCACCCCCAGTTGTAGCTGGGTTTAAAACATCAAAACTTCTAATAGTCGTGCCAACGCTTGATAATGTAACTATATTGTTAGTTACACTTCCCACAACACCTATAGAGAAATCATTGTTACCGTTGTATTGATTTGTGTTATAAGTCTGCCAGCCATTACCGACCGCAAACCTACCGTTCAGCGCTGGGCTTGGTAGAAGGTTTGTTGTTGGTTCACCAGCATAAGATCTAGTAGCAGTGCCATTATCAGCCACCCCATACCCTGTGTCATATCCAAACACTAAATCTTTATTTGTTAATTTTGGCCCTGTATACATTATATAAATCTAGATTTAAATGTGCTATAGTTCTGTGCTATTTCTATAGCTGTTAATACTCTATTATACGCCGTGCACATCGCTATATTACCATAATAGTAATATCCAGAAGAGTGGTAGTCCACTCCTACAGCAGCGACACCTGCTAAGTAGGTTGTTCCAGTGTAGGATGTAACACTGTTTTTTAACACTCCGTCCACGTAAATAGTTAAAAGTCCAGTTGTTGAGTTTCTTGTAGTAACCGCTTGGTGCCACGTGTTATCCCCTTCCACATTCAGTCCTGAGCTAAGTACATAAGAATCTGTACCGTCACTATTAGCCAACCATGCTGAAACTGGCCCGTGGTAATGGGACATTAGTTTTAGTCCCGCCCTGTAGTTTACCGCAGTGCATAGGGTTGTTTGGTGTGCCCAGCCAGTAGTGGATTGTTTAAACCACGATATTAAAGTAACATCCCCGGTCATCGACATTTCACTATTACTTGATAACGAGAAATACTCATCGGTTGCGTCAAATGTAAAATTTGATGGCGTTGCAGAATTAAAGACCGGTGAGCTTACCATAGCAGCGTTTCCGTTACCGCTTAGGTCGCTCCACGTGGTCCCTGTTCCGGAATAGCTACTTCCATTAGCCGCATCTAAATGCAACACTAATCCGTCTGTAACTATTTCTGGGCCTATTGACGTTGCCATGTTATTCTGGCGTTTCTGTTGAACTCCACTCCGATGTTGCTAGCAAAGCTAAAATATCAGCATGATTATATTCCGTATATGCTTCACCGTAAATAGAAGGTCTGCCGTAAGTTCCAGCCTCTACCGTGGTAGTAATATTCTCACCTGTTTCTATATCTTGAAAAGTTTCTGTGTGTGTTTCTTCAACCACATTAACCTCATACTTAATGAAGGTTTTAGACTCGTCTATAGATTTTCTTAACGACTCTGCATTAGGTTCGTGAACCTGATTGAAATCGATATCATCTATAATGCTTGTTGGTATTACCAACCATCTTCTGTTTTTGAATGCCATAATTTTATATATTAAATCTGTTTTTATATGCGTTGTAATTTTGCGCTACTTGTATTGCTGTTAGATCTGTATCGTAAAGCCTAACCACAGGCATGCTACCATCTAAAGGTTGATTAGTTCTACGACCTATTCTTCTTGGGGTTTGTCCATTTATAATACCAGTCATTCCAGACACGGTTGTTGTAAATTGAAGCACGTTATTTAAATATCCTTTTATTACACCGTTATTAAACGTAAACACTACATGGTACCAAATGTTAGCGTCAACAACTGCTGTTTGTGAACCCGTGACAACGCCACCATTACTATCAAACCAAGCATTATTATCTTTTCTAATATCAATACCTATTTTATCATAATATTGAGCGATCCATATAGAATTTTCTTGTATATACAGTTGTCTATACTCACCAGTATCATCGTTGTGAGTAATATCAAACTTTACAACAAACTCCCAACTCGCTTGTGGATCTCCAACTTGAGGGTTATTTGCCATTGTTATGTAATCATCAGTACCATCAAACGTAGGTTGCCCTGTTGAATCAAATGACACATTAGACACGTCTATGCTAGCTGTTCTTTTTAAATCTATTAACGAAGCCGTGGAGGACCTAGTGCCGTTGATAAAAGGAGTTTCATGAGACTTTAATTCTATTTGTACATCCGAAACTTCTACGTAAGAGTTAGTGCCAGGAACCCCATTGTTATACCACACTGTGAATCCAACATGCCCTGAAGGTTGGCTGGCTGTGCCTGAGTTCCCCAATGTCCCGCTCCAAGTAATACGTTCTTTAGTTGTAGTAGATTTATATACTCTCTCACTAGCAGCCGAATAACCCATATACCCACCAGCACCACTGCTATTTGTATGTGTGTTTCCCTGCCCCATCATCACCCAAGCGAACGTTCCTGGGCTTGCGCTGGGCACTTCTACTGTAGCTGATATAGTAACAGATTGGCCCGTGTACGCACGTAAATCCCAAGTAAACGACCTCCAACCAGCTCCTGGATTAGCAGAAAAGTTACTTACATTTAATCTAAATGTTTTTAATGAAGAATCAATAACGCTATACGAACCTGTCCATCCGCCTTGTGAGGGTGTGTCGGTGGTATAATTAACAGTTTGTTCTCCTGGGTAAAATCTAGTTGCGGTGGTATTATCAGCAATACCATATCCGGTATCATAACCGAACACTAATCCATCATTTATTACTCCAGGTCCTCTATATATTCCCATTATATTGCTCTTATTAAAGATTTAATTGTCCAAGTGCTGGATGTTGTTGTTGCTTGTAACTGCAGATAGCTTGTTGATATTACTACGTTTAGCGTAACATCTGATGTGTCACCTAAGTCTACTGTTGACGTTTCTGTAAATTCTACGTTTGTTCCGTCGTGGCAAGCATATACTGTACCTGCTCTAACATTAGTTCCATTTTTAATAACAAAATCAAAGAAAGCAGCTGTGTAAGTAGCATGAGCTACACTAGCTATTGCTGTAGTAGCTGTTGCTGATGTTGTAGCATTGGTTTCTATATAAGGTCTACTTGTTATATTACCCCAAGCAACAGAGCCTGCACTACCAGTTGTATTTTGGTTCCAAGTTGGAACCGTTCCAGTCAAACCTGTGTAAGCAACATTTGTGGCTGTGGCTGCGTTACCTGTTGTAGAACCAGAAGAACCTGTTGTATTTTGATTCCAAGTTGGAACAGTCCCGGTTAGTTGACTATAATTAACAATACCAGTTCCATCAGAGGCGGCTAATTCGCTTTTGCTAAAACCTAAACCTGTTAAGTGCAATCTACCTACTTTGTTATGTAACAATATAGTTGGAAAGTCACCTATGTGACCTGCGAATGAAATTGCAGTACCATCATGGAGGTTTGGATCACCCTCATTATCGTTTTCTACTGTTTGCTTAGTATTTACTCTTCTAAGAAAAACCTCGTCCCCATCCGCTTGTACACCATACACGTCCATATAACCACCTGAACTCCACGTAAGTTGAGAGATATATGCTGTTTTCATGCCTGTCGGAACAGCAAATGACAAAGTACCTGTACCGTCATTATATCTCGCTAACGAAGTACCTATTTTAGGTTTTCCCCAATCTGTTGCTGTAGCGTTTGTCCATGTTCCCGTACTAGCGGATGGGCTAGTTAAATCAGCTGTAGAATCGAAGGTTTTTAGCCCATAAGTACTTAAATCTTGATCACCAGTGTTATTGCCAGATATAGTAGCGTCTGAAAGTGCTGTGCTTAATTGAGCTACTGTAAAAGAACCTAATGAAGCTGCATTCCCTACAGATGTAACGTGACCAGTTAAATTAGCATTAGTTGTTACTGTGGCTGCGTTACCTGTTGTAGAACCAGAAGAACCAGATACCGTTGTCTGTACGACATTTTCAATATAGTTATCAGTGTGTATTGTTCCAGCCCCCGACGCCGTCCAATCTATAATTGCGTTACCTGATGGTATTGTGGGTGGATTAGATATAGTGGCATACAACTGTGTTCCAGTGTGATTTGCTCTTGCTAGATAATGCGACCCTTGCTGGGCATCTAATAAATCTGCATCTAAGCCTGAGGCAGCGCCATCATTGCCACTATTCCAAAAAGTCTTCGAAGCAGAACCACCTCCTAGTATTTCATTTGTTTTAGCACTTCCGTAACTAACGTCCATGTAATTGAATATCTCAGATTCGTAAGCTGCTATAACTTGTGTAGAAGTTCTTTGAGCTACTGTTGTGTCATAGGCGTTATTAGAGTTGTCATAAGTATACCAAGCGTTTGGTGATGAGCTAGCTACGTAATTTGAGGCAGATGTAGAATCGTTAACTTCTATGGATAAAGCAGAGTGAGAGTAAACGTGATATGTGGCAGTTCCACCTCTTAACCAAACAACGTGTTTCATTCCGTGTGCTGTAAAAGCTAAACCACCTAGTATTTGTGAGTACACTTCAGCTGCTTGAAGGACTTTAATGCTTAATGGATAACCACCCCAGCCATTAGCTCCTATTATTTGGTATTGAAACGTTAAACCACCTTTATGTGTTGAAGTATTCCAAGTAGAAGGTGCTGTTTCACTGTAGCCTCTATGTATTGAAACTGTAGAAGCATAAGCCCACACACCATCTATGGTTACTGGGTAATAAGTGTCAGCGTCACCTCCAACAGATATATCATACTTATAACCTACCCCATAGTGATCTTGATAATGCCTACCGTCAACAGAACCAGCGTCGCCAGTTGTATTAGCGGCGTTGTTTGGTATATCAGCAGAAGCTAAACCATAGTTTGTTGCGCTTATAGTTCCGACTGTTAATGTACCTGATATATCGGCATCGCCGTTTATGTCTAGTGAAGTAGCTTGGACTTCACCTGCAACGTCAAGTTTAGCACTCGGAGATTTTATTCCAATTCCAACATCACCTCCACTTCTTAAAAATATACCTTTCGTAGAAGTTCCAGCCTGCATGTTGGCTTGACTGTCTGTAATTAAATGAAGATGTTGCTCCGCGTTTGAAACACCTATTTGGTTGGCTGCTGGTGAAGCCGCATGACTTTGACCAAATTGACTTATAGTGATAGTGTTATTAGAAGCGTGTAGAGCAGTGAAAGGATCTCTACGTCCTGAACCTGATGCTCCTATGGTTAGAGCAATATTCTGACCCGTGTATGTATCGACCCCGCTCAGGTTACCTGAAATATCAGCATTACCGTTTATATCTAGACTACCACCTTCAATTTCTCCAGCGGCTGTTAATGTTCCTATGTTTGCTAGATCATATACCGCTTCTGAAGCCGTTGTGTTTCTAATAGCAAACGATAACCAACCATTAGCAGCTTTATTTAACAATCGCATGTTATTTCTTAGGTAAAGAAAACTAGTGGCTTGTACATACCCTACAGAGGTAAAGTCTCCAGAGGATTGTAAGTTACCTGCAACTAATAAATTATTTGTTAAATCCCATGTATCGTCAGCATCGTCAAATATCAGACTAGCCTGTGTAACACCATCACCTCTATAAATAGATATACCAGACGTAGCAGCTGTTGCTGTGTCTGGTGAAGCTTGTGTTGTATTAAGTTGTAGTATATTATCCTCTACTTCAACAGTTGCCGTGTTTAATATAGTTCGCGTTCCACCTACAGTTAGGTTACCCGATATTATAGTGTTTGGTGATGTAATAACAACAGTATTATCAGAACCTTTTATACTTATAGAATTATAAGTACCTGTGTTATTATCTCTTGCTTGAAACCTCATGTCAGCCAACTGACTACCCGCACCTGCTGTGCTAAATCTTTCAATATACATTCCAGTAGAATCTGCTGCTGAATAAGTATATGAATTACTTTGATTTTTAGCCCACTTGAAAGAAGCATTAAGATCTATATTACCGCTAAAAGTACCACCATTTGCTGCTGATACAAAGTCTGTTTGATTTACTATTGAAGAAAGAGCAAATGCAGAAGCTTCATTACCATCTAATAAATCTGCGTCTAATCCGGAACTTGCTCCATCAACAGTTTTAATTAATGATAATATCTCTCCTGCCGTTTGGTCAGCAGTAGCACCTGTTTCTACTTCCGCATATAATAATGCAACATCCGAAGATGTTAAACGTCTATTAAAAGTTCTTACTTGGTCAAAATAACCGGCATTACCGTTACTTGTTCCATCAGACCTATTACCGATACGAATACCTTGATTCCAGTTTTGTTTTGTACTAACAGCATCTGTAGTTATTACTATATGATACCAATTGCCGGACGTGAAGTTGTATTGCCCTGAGGTGAATGCAACACCGTTAATCCAAATATCTCCTGTTTGGTTGGTGGTTGTTGTGTCATTACCCATGTTGATATACTGGTCACTACCCGCAAGCGTATAAAGATACGACCTACTATTACCAGGGGTGTCATGCCTAAAATCAACAATATACCCATTGTCGTTTCCTATAGCCTTGTACCAAAGACTTACAGCCTGTATTGTAGGTAACCCTGCGATGTCAACATACACACCATCACCCTGAGTGTTTATACCGTGACTTCCAAACCTAGTGTCTAATCCTGTTCCATAGGATGCTCCAGTAGAAGTTGCAGCGTAATTACCACCAACATCATCTAAGCTGTTGTTGAATTGATGTAAGGACACTCCTGAGCTGTCCTGAAAAAAATCAAGCGTATCAGAAGTTGTGGCTGGTAGTGTGGTAGGTAGGGTTTGATCACCTGTATTTGTTCCTGATAGATTACCTATATCGGTAAGATCTTGTGCTGACAAACTTCCTGTTCCAGTTATATAATTTCCAGAAGCTTGGGCTCCTAGTGAAGCTAATGTTTGGTCACCGGTGTTTGTGCCTGACAGGTTACCTATATCCGTCTTGTCTTGTGCGGATAGTTCATGATCTCCCCAACCGTAAGCCGTATTCCAGTTTCCAGAGTTATTTGTAAAAGTATCTGACGTGTATATTTCAGCCCAACCAGTCCAAGTTCCGCCATTATTAGTTCTTGTGTGTAGGCCAGAGTCATAGGTATTGAAACCTATTTGTGATGCATAGTTGTTGTTGTCATCATACAACTTAACGTGCATTATAGAGGACCAATTTGACTGCCCACCCCATCTATTAGAAGCGTTGGAGGCGGAATAAAATCCAGTTACAGTTGGACTATTCCAGTCAGTAACAGTTCCTTCGTAAGTACCACTGCTATTGCTTCCTTTTAGATAAGTACTTAAATTTTGATCACCTGTATTTGTGCCACTTTGGTTTTGAAGCTTAGCTTCAGGGATTATACCGCCACCCCAAGTTGCAGTTGTTATGGTTCCCGATATATCAGCGTTACCATTTATATCTAAGCTACCTCCTTCAATTTCACCTGTAACAGCAAAATTAGAACTACTATCTAAAGTGGCTTTACTAGTACCATTAATCATTAAGTGAAGTGGGTGGTTAGAATAAGTACCAACTTTACCAGCTCCATGACCAGTGTGAGCAAACATTGAAGTAATAATACCATCACTTAAATCTTTTACATCTAATCTTGCGTGTTGTGTTCCTGCAATATTTACTCTAGCATGCCAAGAACCATCATTACTTACACTACCAGTACCGTTACCAAACTCATGATAACTACCAGCGCCAACAAAATTTGATGCCGTTAAAGTATCAACTCCTGTTAGGTTTCCAGATATATCAGCACTGCCGTTTATGTCTAGGCTAGTAGCCTCTAGCTCACCTGCAAAAGTCGCATTGCCGTCTCCACCAATTGTTAAATTCGTGTTTCCACCATCTCTAAACTTTATAGGTACTGCATTTGGAGCATTTATATTCATTGCACCACCTACCATGTTAATATAACCAGTTTGTGATGTATTACTTCTTACAATACCAATTCCTTCATCAAAGCTTGAGTCTTGTATTGATTTAACTTCTAGATTTACAGTTGTAGGTGTTAAACCTACGCCTAATTTACCATCAACCGCTAGAGTGCCGTCTATAGTAACTAAACCGCTAGAATTAACGTTAAGTATAGGTATACCAGAAATGTCTGAAACTGAGAATAAATCTCCGGAAAGGGAGTTTGTGATTGAGAAGAGTTGGCCTTGAGTTCCTTGGATGTCTAAGACAGTGGCACCAACAGCACTATTACTGTCGACAACAATATTTCCTGAAATATCAATTCCATTTAAAAACTTTTGAGCCATGTTAAGATTTTATTTTATTATTATCCTATCTTGTTGATAAGAACTCTCATTTTATTAGCAGCTGGTGCAGTAGCAAATGTTATTGCTATAGCTCCACTAGCTCCTCTTACTACATCAGCCATAACTGTTGCTCCAGTATCTACTTCAACTAATTGAACCATAAACTGAGTGCTGTTTGCACCTAATCCATGGTTTTTGTGTGGAGCAGAAGCTCCTGAGTTTAATATGTTTATTGTTGCAGCTGACGCATTACCTATTAATGTTGAAAATTGTCTAGCTGTTATATCAGTTGTTAAAGCTATAATACCTGAGTTATCTGGTAAAGTTATAGTTCTATCAGCAGATAATACAGCTGTTGTTAAATCTAATTCATGAGCCGCATCTGTACCAGCAGCACCTTCAAATTGTAAGGTATTGTCTGAAACAACTTTTACTGTTTCGTTGGATATTGTTTGTGTACCTGTTACTATTAAGTTACCTGGAATAGTAATTGTAGTTCCAGAAGCACCCATTGTAAGAGTGTTAGCACCAACAGTATCGAATATTGTTTTATTACCCGCTGTTAAATCTAAATCAGTTAATCCAACAATAGCGGTTATTGTACCACCTAGAGAAGTGTCAGTTGAACCAATTGTGATACCATCGTTTGCTAAATGAACGTTATCTACAGATCCATCTACAATGTGCTCGGAGTTAATAGAATCATCTGCTATTTTATTTCCGTCTACTATATCAGCAGCTAAATGAACTCTATCTATACTTCCGTCAGTATAATGTTCTGAATCAATAGCATTATCAGCAATCTTAGCCCCATCAACTGCATCAGCTTTTAGAGCATCGTTATCTACTGAACCAGCAGCGTAATGTTCCGTATCAAGACTATCAGCAGCAACATGTTCACTATCAACAGCGTTATCAGCAATTTTAGCTCCAGTTACCGCGTCAGCTGTAATGTTAGCTGTATCTATTGTTCCAGCAACAGGTACACCAGATGCGCTTACTTTGAAAACAGTGTTATTTGTTTGATGTGCTAACTTAGCTAACGTAACACCGTTATCTTTTATTCTAACAGCACCAGCACCAGTTGTAGCACTTAGTTCGATTGTTGAACCATCAACAGTTACTTCAATTTCATCTGCATTAGCCGTAATACCATCACCACCAACAACTGTTAGCGTTTGCGTGTGTTCTCCAAGTGTTGTATCTACAGTACCAGTTAAACCGTTTCCAGCTGTAATGTTGACCCTAGATATATCACCACCTAGATCAACCCAAGCGGATCCGTTGTATACTTTAGCTGAATCTGTTCCAGTATCATATATTATTTTACCTTCTACGTCAGAAGCAGAAGCTGTTGTTGTTTTGTGGAGTATTGCGTTTTGCAACTCTGATACACTTCGTAAGTCTAAGTGATTTAAAATAGGTATTGCCATTGTTTTTTAGTTTAAGTATGCATAGCCACTTTCAGCAGCTGCTAAGTTTATTGTTAAGTTATTTTCGTTAGTATATACAATTCCAGCAAACGCACCAACATTAGTATAGACATTATCAGAACTTGAAAATTTTATACTAACACTAGGGAATTTACCTAGGTTATGGTTTATCACCCATGAAGTGCTTGCGTTGTTTTGATGGTGAGCAAATGTTATATCACCACTTTCAGGGAATATATCTATACCATATATTTTGTCATTAACAATAGAACCATTAGAGGTTTTAAATGTTAAAGTTATATTGTAGAAATTTGAGTCTACACTATCTACATTTAAGGTTTCAACCTTATAAACACCAAAATTATTTCTATTGTTTATTTCGTAAACAACTATATTTTTACTAGCTAATAAGGTTAAAGCATTATTTATGGCATTGTCATAATTATCGTAGTTAAATTTATTAACTTTCAAACTAGTAACGTTAGCTAAAGTGCTACCACTAGATAAAGTAAATTTCATATCACCATTACCTAGGTTGTTTTGTTGATACCTAAAAGTAAAACTACTACTAGTTCCTGATGTATTTGTTTCAGAAAGAAAAATAGATAAATCGTCTACCTTAAAGTTTTTAGTAGAACCATCAGCGTTAGAGCCTAATAACTTATCACTTGATTCTAGCTTGGTGTCTAAACTGTATTCACTAATTCTACTCATTTTATTTAGATATTTTCTTAAACTTCTCTACACCACGTGAACCAAAATAAGCCACATATACTGTAATAAGTAAAGACTTTAATAAATCAACCCATCCTGCATCTACAGCAAAAGGTATCTCAAAGCTGTCGAGCAACATAATAACAACCAATGAAGCAGTTAAAAATATTAGCGTCATGGGGCGCGTATTTTTACTGAGCCAAGAATCGCTTTTCATATCGCTCGACCAACGTTTTGATATTTCTTGCATTTCTACCATATCTTGCTCTAATAGTTTTAGAGCTTTCTCTTTGTCTTCAGGTGGAAGTGCAGGGTCTTTTTGTATTAAGTTTTTAATTAAACCAAATACTCCAGCGTCTGGTAAAACATCTCCAGCCATACCTAGTATACCAGGCGCGGCTTTTGATAGAAATTTACCAACTTTAGTTTCTGAAAACTTTTTCTTTGACATTACTTATGCTTATTGTATTGTGCAGAAGCTTGAATTCTTGATGTATAAGGTACAGGACTTTCGTCTTTTGGTTTTTCAGCACCAGATAAATCAGACATGTACTTTTGATCTAACTTATTTTTATCAGCAAGTCTAGCTTTTTTATTATCTAAGCTTCTTTGTTTTCTAGTAGCTTTCTTAGTATTACCAAGAGCGTTAGCATCATCAATTTTACCTTGCTTTTTATCTATAGATCTATTTTTTCTATCCATAGTGTTCTGAGCCTTTTGAGTTTGAACAGCAGTTGGCTTAGTAGTAGATGCAGGTGGTGTTACTGTTAATGGTTCAGCATCAGGAGTTACATTTGATTCAACGACAGAACTAGGTTTTATTTCAGAAACAGGTTTGTTACCACCTTTAACACTAGTAGTATCATCTTGTTTCCAACCTCTAGCTGTATACTCATCACGTCTACCTTGACTGTTTAAAGCATAGTCTTTCATATTACCAGTTGCTTTACCACCTGGTTTAACATAACTACCTGGCTTCTTCTTGTCTCCACCACCACCACTAGTTGTAGTTGCAGCTGCACCACTATCATCACTTGATCCTAATAACAAATTTGCAACACCACCACCAATAGTGTATTTTATTGATTCTTTAACAAAGTTTCCAACTTTTGATCCAAAACTAGTCTTTGCTCCACCTGTAATTCCAGGGTTTGCTACTGGTACTTTTGGTTTAGGAAGAAACTTAACTTTGTTACCACCTTTTTGTAGTAGTCTTGTAACTCCTTTTTGAGCAAGTTTTAGCAAGATGTTTTTAGCTGGTGATTCTACTTCTCCCATACCACCTATTCCAGGTTGTGTTGGGGCTTGACTCGACTGTGAGCCTTTAATGTTGTGGAATAAATTTCCATTAGGTCTTTTTGAATATGCCATGATTTTGTATTTGTATTGTTTTATTTATTTATTTCTATTTAGTTTAAAGGGAGTAGCGCTTTTTTGTCTAGTTTCTTTTGATTTATATAAGCCAGGTGTTCTAGCTCCTTTACCATCTCCAAGTGATACATTGTCCATTAACCAATCAATCCCCTTGTCTGTTAAAGCTTCCAAACCAGAAAACACGTGTGCACCTTTCCGGTTATTATCTTTGTAATTTGGGAGGTCTTTTATCCAAGCATGGTTTTCGTCAAGTGTAGAACCAGAAACCTTCAAGTTCGGATCCATACCTAAGTCTGTTAGCCTTTGCTTCATCGCTTCAGCTTTAGGATCTACTTCAGTTTTTTTTTGTCTGAATCTGGATTAATTTTAGCCATAAATCTAGATAGCATATTACCATCTTTGTTTGAATCATTAAATATAGTATCACCATCTCCATCGGCATCATATATTCTTTGTCCTAGTTTTTTAGCTGTGTCTAACAAACCACTATTACCAGTAACCGTAGTCTCTGTAGTTTCAGCAGGTCCATTATCAGCAGGTCCAGCACCTCCAATTGGCTTATTACTGCCACCTGATAAACTTTCAGTATAACTTGAATCGCTAGTATCTTGACCTAAGTCAATATTAGCAGTGTTTTGAAGGTTTTCAAGATCAGCAGCAGTAGCTTCAGTTGTAGCACTTCCTGGTGTTGCTTCTGTAGATGCAGTTCTTTTTTGAAGACCTACATTATCTGGATCGTTTTGAACTTGAGTTCCGTCCCTATGATTAACACCTTGCTGATTAGCCATTTGAGATCTTTTATAACCAGTTGTGTAGTCATCAATGTTCTCTTGAGACTGAGCTGTTCTCATGCTCATTCTTTTACCTTTCTTAGTAAGATCAAACTCTTCTTTTGATAAACCACTTTTCTCTAAAGCTTTATCATATCTACCAGTTTGTCTTCTATTCTTGTTCTCGTATTTATCTTTTCTGTTCTTGTTGATCTTACGCTCTCTTATAAGCGATCTAGTTTCTGACGGGCTAAAAGAATCCATCATAGCTCCATCTTGACCTTCTGTAGCTTCTGTTCCAGGAGAAGCAACGTCATTCATTGTCATAGAGCCTTTTTCTTCTTTATAGTTCTCAGTCTTACCTTCTTTAGTAGGATTTTGAGTTCCATACTCTTCTTGGTTAAACCCTCTAGCTTTTTGTACTTCTTTATTAGCATCTCCTTGGGACATACCTTTTGCAAGTAAGTCTGCATGCATTTTCTTGTAAGTGTAGATAGATTTTTTACCTTTCTTAACGTTTACATCTTTTAGAAGGTTTTTACCACCTTCGCTGTGGACCATTCTTTCAGTGTTGTCGTCTGCTTTGAATGGCGATGCGCTTCTTAATTTAAACGGTGTTCTCATAATTTTTTATATTTTTTATTCTTCTTCGTTACCCGAAAGATCTTCTTCGTTAATACTTAAATCATTACTAGTTGTTGGATCAGTATCTGAAGATTTTTTACAAATTTTACTTACTGGATCTTTAGTGTATCCTGGTGGACACTTTTTATCAGCGGGTCCTTTAGCTACTCCTTGATCTTCAGCTGCTTGTATTCCGTCAGCTACAGCTCCTTCAATTCCTTGTGACATCATTTGAGATGTATCACCAGCTCTCTCGTCTACGTAGTACTTAAAAGGTGCTCCACTATTAGAAGCTCTTTGTTTTTCGATTATTGATTTTACTCTACTCATGTGTTTTTTATTTTATTACTAATGTCATATGCTTCTTTTTCCCAAGCAAGAGATTCTAGGCCTTCTGACATAGTTTCTCTACTAAATGTTTGCATATGAGATCTTGTTGTTGGTTTCCAAGTTACTTCGTTTTTATTATAACCTAGTCTTCCTGATCCCATTTGGAATAAATGCTCGTCTTCGTGCGCTATAATTTCTTCTTTCTTTTCATCAGGAACAGATGGATCTAAAAATATAGTACCATCTCTATTAGCTTCGGCTTTTATACCACCTTCTAATTCTTTATATATAACGGGTCTACTATGTGTAGACATTTCTTCATCTATACCAAATAGCACGCTTTTATTCTTAGGTAGTTTAAATCCCATTAACCCATTGCTTTATCTACAGCCTTACCAGCTACTTTGCTAGCAACTGCTTTAGCTATAATTGGAGCTACAACACCAATAATTTTATTTGGTGATCCACAGCTGCAATTTTCCATGCAACCACAGCCATCAGTGTTATTTGCCATACCTAATCCTTGAGGTCCTAATCCTTTTGTTCTCATAACTATCTATCTTTATCTTTTATCATATCATCTATAGATTTATTATAAACCTTATCAGTATATGACTTATTTTTAAAAAACTTACTTCTTTCAGATGTAGGCAAATCTTCTTCAGCTAGTAATATTCTATATATCCTAGTTATCAGTTGACTGCACTTGAACGAAGTCTTATATATAGTATATTTAATTGTAGTCCTATTTCTATGACGCCAAGCTTCTATCCAACCTTGTTTTCTTAACCTTTCCCATCGGTTTTTATCCCATGAATAGGTGTACACACCTTCTATAAAATCATTACGTGTAAATCGCGATTTGCAATCTAAATATATAAGTAATTCTAAATCTGCATCTTTAAGGCTATAAGTTTTACAGGCCCATTTTCTAACGAGCCTGTAATACTTGAATAAATTTATGTTTTTTAGATCTGTTGGTGATAGCTTCATTCTACTAATACAACATCTTGCATTTGTATCACATGATACAGCTTTTCTTTCCAACGAATACCATGACCAGCATGTCTATCAAAGAAAACTATGTCATTTTCTTTTAAACCTTCTACTAAATTACCAGTAGAAACTATATTGGCCTTAATATACCTGTTTTGGTCATCTACATTATCTGTTATCAAAAGTCCACCTACTTTCTTCGGCTCTACTTTGTGCTTTTCGACTACTATGTAGTAATTAACTGCTTGCATTGCTTATTCTTACGTTACTTATTACACAATCAGCTGAAATAATGGTTGAAACTACAGAAATAGCGTTCTTTAGCGCCGATTTTGTAACCAAAACCGGATCTATTATACCAGTTTCTATCATATTTCTTTTACAACCACACGTTACGTCAATTCCGATGCCATCCTCAAGGTCTTCGTGTGATACACCTTGCATACCGCCATTATCTAGTATAGTGTAAAACGGTGAAAGTATAGCTTTTGCTAATATTTCTTCACCTTTGCCTTTTGGTTTAACATTTCTTGCCGCATCTACTAAAGCAATTCCTCCACCTGGAACAATTCCTTCTTTTAAAGCAGCTTTAACAGCATATATAGAGTCTTCTATTCTGTCTTTCTTTTCCTTTAACTCAATCTTAGAGTCAGCACCAACTTTAACAACAGCTACAGAGCCGTTTAACATAGCTAATCTTTGTTCTAGTCTACGTTTTATATATTGGTTAGTCTCTTCTTTGATTCTTTTCTTTACATCCTTAACTCTTTCTGATATTTTATCATTCATATCTTCAATAGTAAGTACTGTAACCTTATCTTCAGTCACCGCTTTAGCAGCTTCACCCAAAACATCAGGCTGTATAAGATCTAAATCATCTCCTAGCTCTTCGTTTATAACTTGAGCTCCTGTTAGTAAAGCTAAATCTTCTATAGTATCAGCTTTTGTTGGACCAAAACCAGGAGGATCGATGTAATTTACTTTTATATTACCTTTTACCTTATTCATCAGTAATGTAGCAGACACTTGTGCTTCTACATCAGCAACTATAAGTAGAGCTCTCTTGTTTTTTATAACAAACTCTAGTATAGGTTGTATTTTTCTTATATTTGGTATCGGTGAGGACACTATAAGAACTAATGGTTTTTCTAATTCACACTTTTGTTTTTCTTTATCAGTAATAAGGTGTGGCGATTTTAACCCTGATTCCAATTGTACTCCATCTACGATTTCAACGTACGTTTGTTCAGTCTCAGACTCTTCCATCAATACCACACCTGATTTCCCCACTTTAGTATAAGCGCTAGAAATTAGTGTGCCTAAATCTTTATCGTTGTTACATGATATTGAAGCTACGTTATCTAACATGTCTCCTTCAACTTCTATAGCAATATCATCTAAATACTTGTTAATCTTTTTAGCGTACGAAGAGATGCCTAATTTGATGTCTCTCACTGATTCCTCAGCTTTCGATGCTTCTATTAAAAGTGATTGAGCAAGGACGGTAGCTGTAGTAGTACCGTCACCTGCTTCTCTCACTGTGTTTTTGGCAGCTTCCTTTATTAAGGTGGCTCCAATATTCTCAACCGGGTCAATTAAGACTACGCTGTCCGCAACGGTTACACCATCTTTTGTGATCACCGGTTTACCTCTAGCATCCTCGTAAATTACGCATTTACCAGAAGCTCCTAGTGTTGACTTAACTGCTTGTGACAGCTTATCAACACCAGCCATTATTTTACTTTTAGCATCACTACCAAAGGATAAATCCTTCACTAGCTCGCTAGGGTTATTGTATTCCATTAAATTAGATTAGATTAAATTAGTTATTATTTAAATGTCTTTACTACTTTAGGTCCTTTTAAGAATTCTATCTTTTTAGCATAATGATCAATGCTTCCATCAATAGCTGCTTCTGCAGACTCTAGGGTTTCTCGTCTGGTTACATCTAACCATACATCTTCTTTCTGCATGTCTAAATGTTCCGTCTGGTAATAACCATTTGGTAGTTGTACAATCCTCCAGTTCTTTTTGGCTGCGAGGTGTTTCCAAAGTTCTATTTGGTCTTCGGTTACTTGTGGTTGACTATTCCACGTGTTAGTCTTGTAATAAAAATACGTCATTATTAAGGTATTTAGGTTGTGGCAATATTGCCGGGTACGCTGTATTAAGCGTTTCTTTCGTTACTAGTGTCTCTATTCTCAGATATTGACTGAAATATGGTATGTCCTGCTACACCGTTTGGATGGTGTATATCTCTTTTACTGTTCTGGCCTATTGATTGGTTTTCAGAGCGCATGGCTGTTCTTCTTGACGTCTTGGCCATTGCTAAATCTCTTTCTCTCTTAGCTTTTAACGCTTCAGGTGATAGTCCTTGTGAATTTGCTCCCATAGTAGCTATAATCACATAGTTTTAAGAAGTTTTAAAGTGTGACAATAGGTAGTTACTTATATACTATTAAGGGCTAGTGTCACAAAAAAAATTGTAACAAATTTAGAGCCATAGCGCTACCCCCTATCTCCCTGGTTTTCAGCCGATTACGAAACGCGTTTTAATTTACCGGGCCCCACCTGTTTTCCCCCGTCCAGGCCCTCGACCTCGATCTACCATGCGATGACTAACTTGCTCACTCGTATTCACTTTGTATAAATGATTCACATATTCACTCACATATGTATGACACATTGACATGACACACTGACACATGACAATATAATAATGAAGTATGACAACATGACATAGAGTAGTATGACATCATGACATATTCATTCACTAAACAATTCATATACTTTTACATACGTAATACGATACTAAATGGATAATATATATGTAACAAATAAATAATAATAATAATAAATAATAATAACTATGAGTAATTTAATTTCAAAAAGATTCGTCATCAGACAATCACTAATCGGTAAGAACCAAAACATTACAGTAAACTTCAAATCAGGTAAGTCAGTCACTTACAATCATGATAAAGTATATGAAGTAATGAAAGATAAACTAAGTAACATGAACTGTTTTCTTAAGTACAAATCTTACACTTCTTCAACTAGTGTTCCAGTAATCGTAAGAGAGATAGTCGAAGTACAGTAAACTATCAATCAACTTTATGTTCCACTTGTCTCTATAAGTATAAAAATGTTAACAAGTAATGGTGACTCACCGAACCAGAATAGTACACAAACTGGTGAGATCTATGTAGTAATGGTTTATGTGAGTTCGATTCTCACACTACAACTAATAATAACTTTAATAATAATAATATGATATACACTTTAAAATGTAATAACGGTAAAGAAATCGATATGACTTCTTACATAAATCTTCAAATGGAAGATAAACTAACTAGACAAGATGTCTTAGATAGAATAGAATTTTATAAATCAACTAATCAATAATACTATGTACAATCAAACTCAATTGATAATGATCTCAAAGAGATTATTTCCAGACAAGAATGTCTTTAACTTAACTAAACAAGAACAATCACAAGTTCTATCAATCTATAATGAATATAACTAATATGAAAGAATTAATCAAAGAATGTTTTGTGAATTATGAAAAATGGAATAAATTCTTATCACTTCATGAATTAAATGAAGAAGAAGTAAATGATAAAGTATATCTTCAAAGTCTACACGAAAACTTTATGGAAAATCTAAACTAATAAACTAATAAACTAAATAATAATAATATGAGAAAGTTTCATCACAATAAAATAATGAATATAGTAATAGGAGTGTGGGTATATACTAATGTAGGATTAGTAATCTTTGGTTCTATTTCTCTAATAATAAATATGATACAAAATGGTACACCAACAAGTTTCGGAATATACGGATAATCAAGATTTTATAATTATGTATAAATCAGGTGAAATTACACTTGAGACATTACTTGAATTGTTAGGTGGTTATGTTTAATTACATACTAAATACGATAGTAGTTGGATAATATAACTGTAACCAATAAAAACTATATATTATTAAACTAACTACAAACAAATTCCAAATCAAAAAAACTATTAATATTCTAACTAATAACCATTATAATATTAAATCTTTAAATAATAAAATAATTATTCTATCTCAATACCAAACTAATAAAATAATTAAACTATTAAACTTTAATAATATAATCTATAAAATAACTAACTAAATAATAATAACTATGTATAAAACTATGTATAAAACTATAATCAATCAATTAAAATATGAGTTTCCATATTCTAACGATATATGTCGAGACAAGTATAATGAATTCATTCAAGATATACTACATGAAGAAATAATATCAAAACTATAATATGAACTTAAAAATGAAAACTCAAATATTAAGAGACAGAATGTATAACGATCTGTGTCAAGATTACGATACAAGTAACATGAGTGAACAAGAACTATCTGACACTCACGATAAAATAATAACTATAATAACTAACCATGTCAAATAAAAAAGAAATAAACGAGTTAATAAATAAAATAACTCCACAAGTACTACACAAAATATATAAACTAGTC